CGAACTAGTGCGGCATCGGACCATATGCTACCCATGCAACCTAGCCCGGAAGCGCGACGTAGCCGCGCGAGCACAGTCCACGGAGGCCGGTGCTGTCTATAATCGAACAACTACGGCAGCATACAGGCGCACTCCATTAGGACGAGCCGGCGTCTTAATTTTCTTTGCTGCAAAACGTGCACGCACGGCAGGCCGGGATTTTAACCTAACGCGCGAAGACGTGGCGCGTCGTATCGCAGTCGGTAAATGCGAAGTGACAGGACTGCCTTTCGACATGGCACCCGGTCCTGGCAGTAATCATGCAAATCCGTGGGCGCCTTCTCTTGACCGAAAAAACAATGCTAAAGGATACACTACTGATAATGTACAGGTAGTCGTTGCGGCCTACAATTACGCGAAGTCGGAGTGGTCCGACGACGTGCTTTTGCGTCTTGCGCATGCTATTGTTGACGCAAACCGCAAAACGGGTGTATGACAAGTCATGCGCGACCTTCCCGTGTTAAAACTCGACCTGAGTAAGCCCGAAACCTTCGGTAATGTCGCGGAAAAACTGGACGCTGACGAACGCCGCCGGCTCGCTACCGACCTGATTGAACTCATTGGTATCGACGAACAATCCATGTCGGACTGGGCCGGGAAGGCCCAAGGCTACCTCGATAAAGTGGACGCGGAAGGCGACGACTTCCCGCAGGATCGCGAACAGGAAGGCGCTGCCGAAGAACCGCCACCGTCCACGGAAATGACGCTTGCCGCCGTCATCCAGTTTTCGGCACGCGCGACGGATGCCCTGCTAGGCGAGCCCGATCTGGCACGCGCCAGCGAACCCGGCGGCGAAGGACTTGCCTCTTGGGTTTCAAGCCAGCTCCGCACGCGCGATCCGAACTGGACCCTGGATACCGATCCGCTTATCGTCCATATGTCGGTCACCGGCCTGGCATGGCGCAAGCGCGATTTTGACGACGACGATAAGGTATTCCACTCTTATTTTCTACCGTCTGTCGGCTCCAACTCCGTCATCATAAACAGCAACGTACGGTCGATCGAACGTGCTCCGCGCATCACGCATCAATTTGATCGCTACCCTTACGAAATCGAGCGTTCTATCGAGCGCGGCAGATGGATCGACTACGAACCGAATTACGACGAACAAGACCCGCAGGCGCCGAAACGCTTTTACGAAACCGACGCATGGCTCGATCTTGACGGCGACGAAATAGACGAGCCGTGGACGATTGTCATCTCGCGCGACGACATGGCGGAAGTAGTTCACATCCGCCCGCGCTGGTCGAAAAAGACGGTCGTAAACACCGAAGAAGCACTGTTCTTCAATCCTATCCGCCGATTCTATCCGTACCGCTTCCTGCCGGACCCGAAAGGCAGCTTCTTTCCGATGGGCTTCGGCAAATTGCTGGATCGCACAGAGAGTTCGGCAAACCGCTTGCTGGCGTCCATCGTAGAGACGGCAAAGAGCGAAAGCGAGAATGGCGGTGTTCTTGCCGGCGGCGGCTTCGGGCTGCCCGATAAAGTCGAACTGAAAAACAACCGCATTGCGACTGTCAACACAGACGGCGCTCCGCTTGCTAATAAGTTTTCGGCGTTCCCCGTCAAGTCGGTGTCGCCGGGCTCCGTAGCAGTCCTTGAAAAGATCATGACGCTGGGCGACCGCCTGGCCGGAACGCTCAATCTTTTGGAGAACGCACCTGCGTCAATGACCGCTACGATGGCGAAGGGCATCATTGACACCGGAACGCAGGTACAGTCCGCCGTACACCGCCGCATGGTCGCGTCCATGACGCAAGAAATGCGCATGTTCGTACAGATGGCCGATGCCTACGGACAGCTTCCCAGCAGCGTCTCCGTATCGAACGCGAACGGCATTTCGGTAACGGCGGACCCGCAACTCGCGACCGAAATGCAGCGCACGGCGCTGGCCGGCATCTATATGGAATTGATGAAAGACCCCATGACGAAATGGGATGAGGTGCGCTTGCGCCTATACCGCACTTTGCGGCTGCCCGACCCGCAGAAATTGCTCGGCTCGCCGCCGCAGCAGCCGGAAGCGACGCCTTATGAAAAGATCGAAGGCGGCGTAAAGGTGGCGAAAGTCAACATCGAAAAGATGAAGGCCACGGGTGCCGTTGCCGTACAGCTTACGCAGGCGCTCTTGAACATGGTTGAGGCGAGCGGCGGAATGCTTGACAACCGTACAGCGCTGTTGCAAATGGCGCAGTTGGAACAAGCCGTACAATCCTTGATGCAGGACGCGAACAATGCAGGCAGCAGCCTTAGCGGATTGGCTCCGCAGCCCGGAAACTCAGGCGCTTCTAACGTACCTGCGGTTCCGGCAGGAACCGGCGATATCAATGCTGCTCCAGGGGCTCCCGGTGCCGCCGGAAACGCAAGCCAAGGCGGCGGGATGCAATGAAATCGAACGACTGCTGAAGCAGTCGCCGGACAAGATAAAAGAAATCTTCGAGAACGCAGCCAAGGAAATGAATAAATGAGCAACGTCGGAGTCCACGATTTCGCTATACCCCACGAGTTCGTGCAGCCGACGCGCGATATGGTTATCATCCGCATGCCGTTGCCGCCGAAGATGGTCGGAAGTGTTCATGTTCCCGACCTGGTGCGCGACATGGCGCAGCACAATGTCATGGCTGGTCGCGTCGTCGCGATGGGTCCGCTGGCATTCACCTACAAAGACGGCAACGGCTTGGCGCGGCAGGATGTAAAAATTGGCGATTGGGTCGTCATCCGTCCTTTCGCCGGTACGCTCATGCAAGGCGGCAAATTGCAGATCACGAGCGGCTGGCGCTACGTATCCAGTTTCCAAGACGTGCTTGGTTTGCTGCCGGCCGACAAGATGCCGGACCCGTCAACCTTGGTATGGGACGACGCCGAAGAACCGCCGAAGACCGCAACGCAAGCGGAATGGCCGAGCAACGTGCGAGAAACGATAAGGATGCCATGACATGAGCGACTTTAACACTATGCTGCGTGAACAGGCGCGCAACGGGCTCCAAGCCCAGCTTGACGCAGCCGTGACCAACGGTGACGCGGCAGCCGCGCGCAAGGTAACCGCCGACCTGGAAAAGCTGGCGGTGTCCACTGCGCCCAAAGCGCCGCCGTTTTCCGATACGGAAATCCGCGCCGAACTGGACAAGTTGCCGTGGTTCGGCACCGATCCGAAAAAGTCGGCCAAAGCGGTAGAGTTCGGCAAGACGCTGGACCCGAAGAAATTCGCTACCGCGGCACTGTTTGCGGCTGCGCTGGTCAAGGCCGTCGATGATGAGTTTAAGCCGCCGGTTGCCGAAACTAAGGAAGAAGACGCCGAAGGCGAGGAAGAGGGCGCCGAAGGCGAGGAAGAGGGCGCTGAAGAGGGCAAGACCAAACCACCGAAGAAACGCGCCACGGACGGCCCCAACGATGGCGACACGGCAGGGAATCGTACCCGGCGCCCATCCGGCCCGTGGGCGAAAATTACCGATGCGCCGGCCGACGTGCAAAAGGAAATCAAACGCCAGGCCGACAAGTTCGTGGCCTCCACGGCTCCCAAAGAGCTGCGCGAGAAATTCGTTACGAAGGCACTGGAAAGCCATTACGCAACCTACCTGCGCACCAAGGGAAAGAAGTGACGCCATGAGCACCGATCCTTTCAAGGGAATGCCGGACTTTCTCACGCCGAACCCGCCGGCAGAAATGCCCGAGCCGCAGGCGCCCGGCAATGGCGTGGCAGCCGCTTCGCCATTCAAGGAAGCGCTGGACGTGGACGCGATCATAGCCAATCTGACGCTCGATCGCCCGCTGAAGCTGTTCATCCCCAACCGCGAAAAATTCCCGGATTGGGAGTTTCGCATCATCAACAGCATCCCGTCTGAAATTGCCGATGCCCATAACAAGGGCTGGAAGGAAGTCACCGACCCGGAAATGACGAAGCTGTTTGTCGAACTGGTCGCCGGGACCGACAAGGACGGCAAGGCGTTCCGCCCGATCCTGTGCTCGCGTCCGAAGAAAGTCGGAGATCACATCCGTAAGCGTAACCGCTTGCAGCTCGCCAGTCTCTACGCCGGCATGGACCCGAAGAACAAGGAACTGAACGGGAAGTACACCGCCAACGTGGACGCGAAGGACGGCACGCTGGGCCAGTTCTCCGGTCCCGGTTTCCGCATCAGGGTTTAGCGGCGCACGACCACTTAGCCAACCATCCACATCTCGAATGCAGTTGCTAGGGACCAAATCAGCGCCGCGCAACCCGCAAGCAACAGTACTGCCTCAAATGGCGTCACCTGATTTTCCCGATTGCTTCGATAACAAGGCTCGTCACGGTTCGGCGTAGTTTCTTTGCCTTGGCCGTGATGCGCGACTTTTCGGCTTTTGACAGCCGGATATCAAGGCGTGCGAGCTTCTTGATTTTCGCTTCGGATTTCATGACTTTCCCTGTACGGTTGACGCCGGATAGTCATACAGTACAGTTGTGTACAGGTCAACCGTCTACGGCCATAGAAATCGCGCAGCAATCCCACCTGTCCGGCGAGCGGCCCAGTACGGCGCGTACTTTCTCTTTCAAAGTCATGAAAAGCCGTGCGTTTTCGTCACGACGACATCCAGTTTGTCCCCATTTGTAAGCTGCCGCCTCTTCCTGTGCCAGTTTGTCGTTCGGCATCGATACGTTGCCTTGGAGCCAGCGCAGCAACTTGTCGTGCAGCTCGGCGCGGCGGTTGCCGTACATGACCGAGTTATTCGCGCCGTGGCTGAATACCACGGGCACGATCTTTTCATCACCAAGAGTGCGCATGCGCAGGCGGCAACCTGCTATCAGGTCGCGCCCATAACCGCCTGTGGCGTCAATAAGTATAGCGTCCATATCGAAACGCTTGAACGTCGCTACCAGCCAATCCGATGCTACATTACCGTCCCGGCTCGCCAGCTCGCCCCATACGCGGGCGCCGATCGCGGAACCTTGCCGGTCGCACACAAAAGGCTTGTCCTGGCCGTCGCCAGCCGGATCGACACAAAGCAGCTTCAAAGCGCCCGCGGACGGCGCAGCTTTGTTCGCCATCGCGGCGGCCACGATAGACGCGGGGTAGAAGTCCAGCGTGCTATCGGCCATGAAGCATTCACTGTACACGGCGGGATACTCTTGCCGCGTCAGTCTGTGGATTGTCTCAGGCTGGCCGCCGTTCATTGTCGCAATGGTGTAGTTCTGCAACCAGAACCAATAAAGTTGTTCGGGGTCCAGCCCGTGCATTCGACCGTAGTCCGTGAAGTCCTTCGGCGCGTGCCAGTTGGGTGGGACCGCTGTGCGGTATTCCGGCATGATGGCCCACGGCAGGAAATGAATGCGCCACGGTCCCTTGTTTTGCTGGCGATTGGCTTCCTCGCACATACTAAAGAACATGCCGGACTGTCCGTTGCCGGTGCTCTCCATTGCGATCTCAGTACCGGGTAGGTTTTGCACGGTTTGCAGCAAGCCCGAAGACAAGTCTTCCGTGCTGTCGAAAAATGCGGCTTCCGACAAATGCAGCAAATGAAAATCGTCCGAACGCCCAATATCGCCGCCATCGGCCGATGCGACCTTGTACAGCGATTCCAACTTGTCGAATATCAGCTCTCGCGCGTTCGACCCGCCAAGATGCGGACGAATCGACTGCGGTAGCTCTTCGTAAAAATGCTTCACTTCGCGATGCAAATTAGTCGCGCTGTCTGTCCGGTGCGCTACAACTTGTGCGCGGCGCCCCGTTTCCGTGGCCGTGTGGTGGAAGTACCGGCCGCTTATATAGGTGCTGACGCCCATACGGCGAGCCTTGGGGATTAGCGCCCGCACGGTTCCGAATACTTCGCGCTCGCGTTCAATGCGGGCGTGCAGAAGTTTCTGAGCGTTGTTGAGAATAAAAGGAATGCGCTCGCCGCCTGATCGGGGACGCACGCGCAAGAACTTTTCCCGGTAATAGTCGAAATTGCGCAACTTTGTCCGAACAGACTCTCTAGCCTGCGTTGACGATTCGGGTTGCCACGGGAAGTTCAAGAGGTCGCCGCAACTAACCTGTCTGGCTGAAAATGCCAGGGTTAATGTTGTCGTTCGCAGGTTTGTCGAGCGCGCCCTGTTTTTCTTCCAACACTAGGGCAGCAGGTATGGCTGCGGCGTTCCACAGGCCGTTTCCCGCGGCAGCCCAAAAGTACACCGTGTAACTTGTTGATGTTACGACACCTGGGGCGTCGAAAGCGTACATCGGGACGGCACCCTGGCTACTCTGTCCTGCGATTCCCTGACTGCCGATAGCAGTAGAAGTCCCGCGATAGATAGACGATATGGCAGCGCCGGTTGAAGAACCGCCCAGCATTCCGAATGCTTGCGCGCGAATCAAATTGGCGGCAGAAGTGGGAGTGATCGCTCCGGTAAGATGCGTCGCGGTCGGAGTCGTTCCCGAACCCGTCGTCGCTTGTGAATTTGTAAAATATAGCGTCCGCACTACGGCGCCCGGCTTCGGAATGCCAGGACCAAACATTTGTAAAGTCGTACATGAACTAGCCCATGTGCCGGCAGTAGCCATCCCGCTGGAGAAATCGCAGTAGCCGATGATACGTACCGCGTCCAAGTTAACGCCCGTAGTGGCATACAGCGTCCCAGCGGTGCCGGCACTCCCACTTATGGTAGTGCTGGTTACGAGCGTACTTTCCCATGCCGCACACGAAAAAATAGTCGTAGTGTTACTGCACGTCGCAACACCCAGCTCAGGCGTCCCTCCATTGTACTCAACAAAAATCCAAACGCGAAAAGGGCATGTACTGCCGTTGGCGCAACTGCCGCTATTCGACGAAGTACCGAGTGTCGCACCGGAAGGAACGGTGATGGACAACGGCGCAGAAATGGTGCTCCACGTCACCGTACCTGTCGTCAACGCAGTAGACCGGAACGGCACCAATACCGGATTGTTACTGGTCGGCGCGCTGCCATTTGCTTGCGTCAAGTTGATAACCAACGCGCCGCCAGAAGGACTCGGAACCGACAGACCGAGATTGATCGGCATGTCGTAGCCGGTCTGCACGGCGATGTTTCCGCAACTTTCCCCGACGCCTGCGGTATAGCGGAGCGCTTGATTGACAGCCGTACACGGCGCCCTAGGAACGTCCACGACAGTCGTTCCGTTCAAACTGCCTTTGTAAGTGTCGGCAGCGCCGGCCGCAAAACCGCTATTGGCGATATTGCCGAAAGCCGGATCAGTCGTCGGCCCGGTGCTGACAAACGGCTGGCCCGCGGTTCCGGGTACGGCGGCACCAAAGCCCTGATAGCCGCTACCTTTACCGATCGGTACGGAGTGATTTGGCGTCTGCCATTGCGCAAACGCAGGAGTGCCAACCAGCAACAATGCAGCGGCGAAGAAGGCGCGGAACGTTTTCATCATCCAATAACCCATGAGTTCAGGTTCGGGGACGGCCTAAGAACAATACTAGCGAGTTGGTCAGCAGTGGACAAAAGAGTCCACGAATTTTTCTGCATAATTGTTGCGCCATCCGGCGTCGTCAACGCGATTGCGTGGTTCGCCACGTTGGTAGAAAAGTCCACGATTTGAAGTCTGTTGCTGTATATAGAGAACTGCGCGCCGAGTGGCGGAAGTATGACCGAAGTAGTCGCCGGGTTATTTCTCTGTACGGCTGCCAGCGTAACGCCCGGATTTACGGTGTTGATTGGATCGACCATGGATTGAAAATCATAAGGCGCTACGATGCCGGCAAGAAACTCAGTCCATAATGTCGGCGTGGCTACCTCGTATTCCGTCGTGACTGAGTTCCATAGGTAAAACGTTCCTTCTGCCACCCACGATGGAAGCGCCGGTTTCAACCATGCCGTCGTAGCCTGGTTAACCGTAGGCGCCACCTGTCCAACGGAGAGGCTGAAAAATCCGGCACGCGCAAGCGCGGCAATAATGTAATCCAGCCCCGGCATGCGTTCCGAGCGCACGCCGCCGGCCGTGAGCCGCAGCAAGCCTAGAAAATCGGTGGCTGGGTTGTAACTCATATGGCGTGCTCGTTTTCCGCCGAATAGAGTGGGTTTAAAGCGACCGCTACGGCTGCTGGATTCGCCGGCCACACGCCAGCCGCCTTCGGCCCTAAGATAGACGGTTGCAGGCCGTAATTCGGATAGCCGCCCCACATCAGGCAATAATCCCCATCTACGCCTAAATCATTTGTCGGGTGCGCAGCACTAAACCAATTCAGTGCGGCTTGGTAGGTCGCGGGAACGACGAACAAATAGTTACCCCACGGGCTCGTTTTGTCGTTGCTGCGTTTGGCGTACAGAAAAAACGTCTGCGTATCTACGTATACATCGCCAACGACGCCGGCACCCGGCGCGGGGTCGCCAGTTCCGCGCAGGACCGGACCAAACTGTTTGGTCTGCGCAAAAACGCCGCCTTGAAGTGTGCCGTTATCGTAGCCAGACATGACCTACACCGCGTGCGAATCGGTTGCCGTGTAAAGCGGATTTATTGCAACGCCTGCCATCGGAGTCGGCATCGACAAAAGACCCAAATCCGTAACAGGTGAATCAGGAATTTGCGCCACCGGAATGGCCAGAATGTATTCATCGGCTAGCCCAGCTACGACCAACTGCGACGACGTACTGTACGCGATCGGAGTGCCTTCATCCGCTAGGCCGACAGGAAGCGCGTAGCCCGCATACGCCGGGTCCAGCAATAGATCAGGACCGTTACCGCTTTCCGGCCAACTGCCGCCGACTTTCGGGCCGTACACAAAAGGCTCAACGCCGTAGTCACCGTAACCACCCCAAAGCAGGCAATAATCACCCGCCACACCTATGCTGTCGTCCGGCAACGAAGTACTGAACCACTTCAAAGTGTTTTGGTACACCGCCGGCACTTCAAACAGATAGTGGCCCCACGGGTCAGTCTCTTCGGACGCTCGTTTGGCGTATAAGAAGAAAGTTTGCGTGTCGATGTACAAGTCACCGACCACGCCAGCCAGCGGTGACGGCGGCCCAAGACCGCGCAAGATTGGGCCGAGCTGCTTTGTCTGCGCTCGTATGCCGCCCCATAACGATCCGTTGTCGTAGCCGCCCATTTAAGTCACGGCCCCGTCGTCGCCAGTACGCGAAACCTGCATATCCATGACAACACCAGTGCCGTCACTGTTATTGATATTGATGATGCGCAACCGCACCCAGCCGGCGCGTTGCGCCCGCCGCGATGTAGCGACGACAAGATTCTGCCATTGATCGATGGGGCGGGCTGAAGCATCCGGGTCGCCGCCGAATATTTTCAACTCCATCACTACTTGGACTTCAGGCGCTACCGGCGATGGCGTTATGAGGCTTTGCGCGACAGACTGAAACGTAAGCGCCGCGCGCGAAACGTTGACAGCGATGTTATCGCCTCTGTTGATCGGCAGCCAGCCGGTCGCGCCGCCGATAAAGTCAGCGTACACCGTATCGTATTGTGCGGATATCCGCGCTGCGGCGCCGCCCGGCCTATAGAAAATAGAAGCCTCCTACTTGCTGCCGCGATTGAAGGCCGTATTTCCTGAGAACCGCGTACCGCTGCCATCGCCGTCGCCGTGTTCGGATTTCGCCATGCGACGATTGCTCATGCCGATATCGGCCACGGCACCGGGGTATCGCTTCAAACCGCCTTCGGGTAGTCCGCCGCGCCCCGTGAATCTCGTCGTCGGCGGACCCATAGGGTTAGGCACGCAATCGTTACTGCCCGTGGGGTTAAAGCCGGTCTTTTGGCCCTTGAATTTGGTCATTTTCGCTTGCCTTTCCCGTGGTTGCCGCGAGACTAGCACAACGGAACTGCCGCGGAAAGCCCCGCTATTTGCCGGATTTGCCGCCGTCTAGCTTTGTTTCCATGCGTTCAAGCCGACTGTCGAGCCGGGTAAACTGTGCCTTTATGTCTGCACTCAGCAGCTCCCAGGATTTGTAGAAGCTGTCCCGGCGTACGAACGTGTCCCGCGTAAAAAGTTCGACCTCCCGAACTTTCTCCCTGACAGCCGCCACGCTTTCGCCAAATGATCTCCCTAAATTATCTATGTCCGCCTCAAAGCGATCCCGGTTATTATCGATTTCTTCCCGAACGGCGTCGCGAACGCGGCTGAGTCCCCATGTAAGGGCGATCACCGCAGCGACAACGTTGAAACAGAGAGATGATAAAGCGATCGATTCGGTAAACGTCATGGCTTAGGCGGCGCGGGCAGCGCGGGCGCGGGAGGGCCACCGTCGAGTTTTGCCTCGACGCGCTGCACCTGAGAGCTGATGTAGACGATGGCCGTTTCGACGCGGCTCAGTCTTTGGTCAGCCAGGGTCTGCGCATCGCGGGTCTTGGCGAGCGATTGATACACGGTCTGGAACCGAGTATCGGAGCCTTTTGCGACCTCTTCAGTCCTTGATGAAACCTGGTCGAGCTTGTCGGAAAGGCCGCGGTAATTCGACGACGCGATCCAGATATTCGTGGCGATAATTCCAACCGTGCTGATGACTGCGACAACGGCAGCTGGCCCTATCGTACTGTCAAATTTCAGCATTCTTTCGTCCTTTTGCCGGGAGCGCTGCGATAGAGCTGCATATGATGGTAACGCGCCGCGCCGTTGTCGCCCAACGCTGGTGCCTGATAGAGATGGATCAACGGCGTCGGACGCCTAAAAGGTAACCTTGGGGGGCTTGGAATTGGCGAATCTGTCACGAGATCGTGACCGCCCTCATCCTCGTTACAGTAGCTCGATTGCCACGGGATCGGATTCAGCAGATCGCAAAAAGAAGCAAAACCGGGGTACGGTTCACCAAAGACAACGCGCCCGGTCGGCACGTCTCCGTCGAGGATCGCCAACCCGCAGAACACATCCGCACGCGCGGCCCCTAGTGAATGGCCGCCAACCCAAAGCTGCTTTTCTGGCCGGCGCAACGATTTTGCCTTAACCCACACAGCTCCCATGAAGAGGAGAAAACCATTGTGAACTTGCCCGAGGCGCGCATCGACTGAAGGCGCTACGATAAAATCGAGGTCAACTAACCATTCGGCAGGGTCATAAGTGCCTCGGAAAATGAAAACGTCAGCGTCGTCGAAATACTTCACGCCGAAGCGGACACCAGTAAAGCCGCTCGCTTCGGACAGGTAATCCCAGGCGATTGGGGCTTCACCCGGATAGGCGTAAATGCCGCAGCAAAGGTCTGCAATGTCTTGGTCAGTCGGCATTGCGGACTTTGCAAGTTAGAATTTGTAGTCCAGCCCAACCTTCACGACGTTGATAGACGGGCAACTCTGGCCCGTTGCACAGTTCGATGCCCCGGACGGAAACTGATAGTTCTCGTAGCGTGCGTCAACGAACCAATGCTGCTGATCGATTGCGAACGTCACGCCTGCGCCGCCGACCATTCCAGTCGTACCCCAACCGCTTTGCGCGGCGCCAAAGAAAATGTAAGGCGCAATCGTGTTCGCGGTCAGGATCGACGAAAGGCCTGTGGTGTTTGCCGGCGCAGGCGCCGATCCGAAGAATGTCGAGAACGGCGTACCGAGCTTGATGATCTCTTCCGCCAGATAGTGCGGGCTGGACTGCCCCGCGACCGGGCCGGAAGTACCGCCGTAGGTGTAGTCGATTGCAACCTCGGGACCGAAGAAGAAAGTACCGTTCCAGAACTGGTAGCCGCCTTGGACACCGATATTCTGGCCGCCAGCCGCGACCGAACCGTTGATGCCGCCCGCCAGTACGTTCACATTGGTCGAAATGCCAGCAATATTGAAGCCGCCGTACCAGCCTGTGCAGGCGATCGGCGTGCATGGCGTAAAGGCCGCGAGCGCCAGTTTAGGCACAGGCTTGGCCGCATCGGCGGCGCGGGCCGAATACGGGCTCAAGATCAGCAGGGCGAAAACGACGGCGCCGGCCGCGCCGAATTTCGACGATGACGGGCCGCCGGTATCGACGGGCTTTGACGGAGCCTTATTCGGCACCGCGTAGACCAATATGGTTCCGAGGACGCTGGCAAGCGCGGCCATGTTCTCGGGCGACACGTCAAATGAAAATCCGTACTTCTGATTGAGCCAAAGAAGAATGCCGGGGAGCAGCGCCGCAATGGCTTTGTCGAGAACGGTCAGCATGTTGCCTCTCCTACCTGGATACAAATTCAAAGTGCATGGGATCGGTGCGACCTTGGTAGTCGCCGCCCCATAGCGCACCCTGCTTTTTGAAAGCATCGACAACCATGTTGTCGATCGTGCCGTGCCCGGTGTTGAATCCGTTGGTGGTTGGCGAAATATCGACCGCGCAGGCCCACGAATGATTAGACCAGTTGTTGCTGCCGGCGATGTTGCGGATATTGAAACAGCCGCCCCAGTCGCTCGCGCCAGTTTGATCGACGGCTGCCTGATCCTGACCGCATTGCGCCCAAATGTCGGCAAACACGGCGGTCAACGGCGGTACGATCAACTTATGAACGAGAATGCCGTGCGTCATTGGCTGCTTGTCATAGTACATGACGAACGGCGCGTTCATGTGCACGAGATTCAAATCCTGCCAGCCCGGCGAGTGAAAATCGCCGTAAAAGGCGTTTTTCGATATAGTGTCGTCGTGCGGCCAGTTCATAGCGGGAATGTACTACGAAGGGTTTCAGTATGTCAATTAGCTACGATCTGCTGTTTTTCTGTAAAACGACAGCCAAATCACGGCGATCATTGATGGCGCCAAAATCCAGAAGATAAAGGGAGGAATCATTTTTGCGCTCCAAGTGACAGAGGTCGAAAGTGTAGTACGGCTAGGCTTTAACGTCTATCCCGCCTCCTTCAAGAACGCCGGGCTGTTGTCGTTTGATGCTGGGTCGAGATCGCGTTTAAGCAGGTAGTTGGTCTGGATGTAGCAGTAGCCGTTGCCGCCCGTGCCGATATAGACGCGCCCCGGCACTACTTGGTCACCATCCATGCTTACGACGCCTTCAATTGTCCCGCACTGATAGGTCGAAATCTTCGCCCACGTCGAGGCATTATCGTCAGATTCCCAAATTCCATAAACACCATTATACCAAGCACTGACGTAGATCGACGGCCACGACTTGCCTGATTTGATCGCCCCAAATCCGAAATACCCTGGCTCCTTCATATTAGCGACCGCCGCCCATGTTGCTCCGCCATCTTGTGAGTACTCGAATGTTTCTGCGGCCGGATGTGTCGAGTATGAATTGCCCTGCGGTCCCATGCTTGCGTAAAGATAACCGGAGTGCCCCGGCATCGCCTTAAGCGTCTGGTTTGCGCCGCCGCCACCGAAGATCGTTGATGATTGCAGGACCGGAGTGCTGCAATTGGTCATCTTGTAGGTGCCGAATAGCGAATTGTAGAAATAAAATGTGTTTGGCGTAACGCGATCTGCCGCAACTATGTTTGCATCGAGATAGTAAGCAAATGGAAAACCAGAACCGGGCGGCACGATTTGACCAAAGCCTGTTGCTGGGGATGACCCTGGGTCTGAGGCATTTACCGTAATAGTCGTGCCGTGGCCAACGTTCGTTGCGGTGAATGTCCCGTTGTAGCCGGATGGAGAAAAACCATAGACGGTGAACGTCTTGTTGTTCGTCGCGTTGAATATGTATGGATCAATGTCTGTCGTGAAGGTAATTACCCCTCCGCTGTAGCTCGCCGCCGTGATCTTCGCAGGCGTTGGAACGCCGGGAAACTTCGGCATATTCCAAGTTTGACCACCGTCAAGCGTGCAATAGGCGTAGTCGTTATTAGCTATGACCACAGCCATGTTAGTTGGTGACGCCGCGGCGATTGCCCCACCGCGCTGATCGAACCATTGCACATAGCCGCCGCCTGTATAAGCATTCGTGAAAGCGGAGTCAGTGAGCTCGAAGGTCTGATTTGTATTGTTCTGGTTTGCTTCAATCCAGCAGCCGTTTGCCTCCGTCGTTCCCGTCACGCCATAGATGCAAATCTTATCGCCATTGCCGAGGCGGTTTACAGCAACGGGAACGGTGACTTGAATTTTCCCGCTTCCGTTATTTTGGACGTTGGTGATGCCAAGCTGACCTGCAAGCGATGTTCCCGGCTGCGTTGTCGCGGCAACGAGATAGTTTCCGATTTGATTGACAACGTTAGCGTAGATAGAATGATTAAGCGTGAAGTGTGTCGCGTCATCCACAGTGACCGTGTAGTAGCCCGTCACGCCATTATTCGGGGCGTCGTTATAACCAAAGACTTGAACCATGCTACCCGCACCCGCCGACCAAGTGGTGAGCGCCGCCGTTGATGGAACTAGGAATTGTATCTTGCCTCCATTATTCAGGACGTGTGTATTATCGTTAGTCAGTGTCTGGCTGTAAGTTCCGAACAGTGTCCATGTTGCTCCACCATCGTTCGAATAGCCGCTTTGGTTGCCGCCAAGAATAAAATAACTAATATATCCCGCGATGAAATTTGGATCGCTCGTCGCCCAATCCAGACCAAAACCGACTTCTAGCGAACTTGTATTAAGTGTCGTTGTATTTTGCTGCGTCGGATAAGTGCTTGGGTTAGCCGTAAGTTTATAGATCGATCGATCCTGCACGCCAACAATGGGCGAGCCGTTAGGTGAAATGACGGTCCAAGAATCCAGCGTCTCCGTCCCGGCAAGCCTGCTATTCCAGACAAAGCTTACAGCCGTGCTAGGCGGATTTGTGTACCAAGGGCCGATGCCTTCGCCAAACCACAGGCCGTTACTGTCCGATTTATCAAACTGAATGTCACCAGCCGACATGGCATATTCGTTCGTCCATGCAGCCCAAGGTACATCGGTTGCCGAGCGCGTGAAATTAAGCGAGCCAGTCCAGGTTGATCCAGTATTAGACGAAACGTTCAAGTGCCCGAAACCTGATACGGTCACAATATGCGTCGCGTCATTCGGATCGACAGCAACGGAATGTAGACCGCTTGCTCCCGCCGCAGTTACGTTCGTCCACGATCCAGAAGAATATTTCCAAAGGCTACCGCTCGAATTGGAAACTGTCGTACCGCCGTCGATGGCCCATACGTTGCCGCCGCTCGCTGCCACGACCATATGCTGCATCGACGTAGGACCGCCAGGGATTTCCGCCCAGGTCGATCCAGCGTTTGTTGTTTGGTAAGTCGTACCATCGTAAGCCGTGCCGCCAGAAACATAGCTGCCTGGGTTGCTCGCAAGATTGACGACGACGCTTGTGCCACTCGTCCCAGCCTGTGCAATGTAGATGCCGTTATAACTGGAAGGGCTAACGCCTTGGATACTAATGCGGCTACCTACTGCGAAATCAGAGCGGAGATTGGGGATCGTAAAAGTCGCTTGGTTCGTCGCCCAACTTGCGGCGCTGACGGCAACGACATGGTTCGTGAAAACATATGCCGTGTTTGTCGCGCCACCCGTGGTGCCTGAAGATGGGTCAAAGGCAATGTTGTAATTCGGATAGTTAGACCCTCCAACGCTATCGGCAGTCGCCATAGGAATTGCTGAAATCAAAGTCGAAGTATTGAAACCATCGGTCGTTGACCAAAGACCGTTTCGCTCCGTGCCTGCAATGACGATGTTAGCGTTGTTCGGATCAACAGCCATCTTGCGGCCGTTCATGCGATAAGTACCGTTGGGCGTCATAGCGGCGCCGACTTGCATCGCTTCGCCGCCTACGGTCTGCGATATGTTGACTGTGTAAGTTCCAGTGCCTCCAGTACCAGCCGTGGTTATTTCGGTGCCCGGTAAGATGCCGGCTCCAGTAACAAAACTATATTGCGTGATGTTGCCGGTGATCGCCGTAACGGTAAGTGTCGTGCCAGAGATCGATCCGGTGGTCTGCGCGCCACCAAAGTTAGTGCGCACCCACGACGCCCCACGATCAGTCGAAAGAAACACACCGCCTAGATATTGAACATAAATCGTGGACGATAGGCTTGGCGCGCTGGTGATCTCTTCGCAGGGACCCCCAAAGAGAAAAACCTGGTTGTTTCCGGTTCCGACAACGCCGGCCCAATTCACAGGAAGCGTTGTGGCCGTCAAGAGCCCGCTGAAAGTCTGAGTTCCTTTATTGTAAATGTACGGAGTTGAACTATCCTGCCGCGCGATGATGGTATTGCCATCAGGCGAAACGTCAAGCCCAACAGCCCACCCGCCACCGCCGATCTTGAGAGTAAATTCGCCCGCTGGATTAACCGGGCCCCCTGTTCCGTGTATCCAGCCAGCGGCAACAACGGCGATAGCTACGAGTAAAAGGCGCTTCACTCAAAAGCCCCAATAAGTGTGCTGATTGGAGTTCAACGCAGAAAAGTTTGCTGAAATATCACTCGACCAAAAACCTCCTTCTTCGAATTTTCCATCAAGGCCGAGCGCGCCGCCACTGCTCAAGCCAATATTTATTGTCGTGCCAAAGCCAGTAGACCCTGCGCTTACTGCGTGGTTAGTGCCATCAATATAAAAAGCACTAGAGGCTCCATTCGCTAGTGCTCCTTCTGCATGCCAAGTACTATCGGCCGCCGACACGTTAGCGTGAGCGCCAAAATAGGCGCCAAGCTGATTAGCAGAGTTACCAAATTCAGGACCGCCCCCGGACGACACAAGGATTTCATTATATGATGTGACTGTTCCGGTTCTCACAGCAACAATTGAAAAACTAAAAGGTTGAGAAAACGTAGGTACTGACGACGTTTTCTTAAGCACCATTGAACTAGCGGCAACGAATACGGCACATACTTTACTTCCCAGGCAACTAAATGAAATCGTCGGACGACTGAGAATCGTGGCTTGCGTCACATCACACGCAGTAGAACCGGTGCAGGCCAGTGCGCCAGATTGGTCATAAAGTGTTTTGATTGTGCAAGTACCACCAACGCCTCCGCAGTTAAGTGGAGACCCTTGCGCCGTCGCGGCATCAAAATCGCCATTAGAAAGTGAATTTATATCCGCACAATTTGCATCAGCGGCATTGCAAATATTAGCAATTTTAGTTCCTACTTTAGCCGAGCTGTAGGCGCGCAGGCCATACCACATTGTAGCTGATACAATATCGCCAGGGCCGCTATATGCGCTACTCGCGACGCTTTTGTTGTAGTTACTATCCCGCGATTGCCAGAACGCACTTGCAGGCGCGGCAGTGCAGAGCGCAGCAATGATCAGCCAACGAATATATTTCACAGCGTAAAGCCCCAAGCCGTAACGGACACGACGCCGCCCGTTCCCGGTGCTGCGGAAATCACCGCAATGCCAGTGTTGACCGCACTGGCCGGGATGCAAGGTGTGAATATCTGCTCAGTCACGCCAAGTCCTGAAGCATTGGGCGCGGTCCATTGTGTGTAGTTCAACGTGCCCGTGATCGTGCCGGTTACGGTCGCGTTGCCTGTGGCCGCCGCCGTCGCATTTGCGCGGATCGAAAAACCGCAAATGTACGTCGTAACCGATGCGCCGGTAGCAAGTGTTGCCGTCGTAGCGCCCGTGGTTCCGGTGCCAGAAATCGTGATTGGCGTAGAACCAATGGGATAGCCCCCGCCCCCGATAAGCAAGCCGCCGCGCGGACCAACTTGCAACGGAACCGTTTGCCCAGTTGTCAGTGTCGGGGCGGTCGAATTGTAAATGCCGCCAATGACCTGCGTGTTCGTCGGCGCGGTGCCAGGAGTTGTTCCTGACATCAGTCCCCAAGTAGCGATGGTAGCGGGATCAACGGTGCCGATTTTATTTGTACCGGCAGGAATCGAACCGGCAATCCCGCCTGCGATATTTTTTAAGATCGCAATAGCCGTGCCACTGCCGCTCGACCAAGCCGCGTCCGAAGTCGTACCGAGTGCAACGTCCGCGCCGTCTGCTATTGTGACTGCGCCACCTGAGCCTCCCCCGCCGCCGCCCCATCCTGTCGGCAGCCCGGAACCACCCGAGGCAATGACCACGTTCGACGCCGAGCCGGACTGGTCGATGCAGGCGAAGTGATCGTAAGTCGTCGCGCCATAGACTGTCGCAAGCGGCAGACCGCTCGACGCGGGTATTTGCAGTTCACCAGTCGTGCCCGTCGCCGCGCCCGAAGCAAGCGTACAACTAACCGTGGTCGTGCCGGCGTTGAAGAGAATGACCGAGCCAGTGTTGGTCGGGATTGCTGTAGATGCGCACGCCGAGTTTGTCGCCGTGCAGGTTGCGTAGGCCAGGCTTGGGGCAAAGCCGCTTACCGTCGCGGTAACCGCCGCGGTCGTGCAAACATTTCCGTTTACATCCTGCACAACCGGCTGGCGCTGGCCCTTTGTATAAGTGTAAGGCGCTGTGCCGCACGACTGGACAACGATGGCCAGCGCCGTCTGCTGCGCAACAGCAACGTGCGGCGCGAGTGCAAAGATCAAAAACAGGAATGCAGATAGCGTCTTTTTCATCGTGTCAGCTCCGTTGTGCCGCTTACCGATAGACGCCGCGCGCTATCAGCGCAATTTCTCCAAGTAACGCCGTGATGCCAGCCAGCACGAGCCGGTACTGGCCTGCGGGCAGCGTAAGTACCACCATGCCGTCACCAGCCATTACAGCACCCATGACCGGAACGTACGTAGTGCCGTCCGGCAACAATTTTTGTAGCGTTGCCGATCCCCACACGCCGGCCGTCAAGGTCAGCCCGTACGTCCCCGTATCCAGGTTGAAATCGTTGGGCGTCGCGTTGATAGCGTTCCAGAATTGAAAACTACGCGGTTGGTCATTTCTCGCCATCTTGTTCAGCCTTTTGCTGTATGATGCGATCCCAGGGAAAAAGCCTGGCTGCGGAGCGTGCGTGCCCACGATACGCCATATTGTCCGCGATTACCGCTGTAACTGACAACCACGCCATCGCTGCGAAGAATGCGACCCACAGCAACAAAAGCCAGAAACGCCGTGACCGGCATAAAGAGCGGCATTGAGTAGCACCCGGCGGTAACGAATGCGACGACGACGGGCCATTCTTTAATGTCGCTGCGGTAAAGCGCGTAGCCAACGATGCCGATCGGAATGGCGGCGCCGATTCCGTACTCAAATACGAGCTGAAGTGCGTCATTATGTGCATACTCCGGGAAGAAAGGCACGCCAGCATGTGACAGCAAGATCGAGTAGAGCACGCCTGGACCCCAGCCGAACAGCGTCGAATTATCCCACACTGACCGCCATATGAACAAGCGATCCGCGTCGGTTACGCCTAGCGGACTCAGTAAATAAAACGCGCCTGCAACGGCAACGATACCGAACACCCATATTCGTCGCACGTAACAAGCCACAAGCCCAACAGCTAAAGCCAGCCATCCGCCGCGCGAATGCGCCAACCACATTCCAGGCAGCAAAGGGAGCGCCAAAAACCACATGCGTTCGGATGCAAGCGCCACGATTATCAGCGCCAACACGGTGCCCTGCTGCACACTGTTTACGTACAAGCCGGCTGGCATGTTTGAAACTACTGGAATGCCGGTGAATCCAAAATGCTGAAGTACGGCAATGAACGATGACACCGCACCGCCGATCGCCAGTCCTGCGTAAAGACCGCGCACGTCTTTTAGCGTCGTGCCAAACCACATGCACAGCCCCGTGATGAAGACGAGCCACAGCCCCATAACGCTAAAGTAAGGGATCGGGCTGTAAGCCGCGCGTACCGCGGCATAGATCACAAAAAGCACGCCCGCCGTGTGCGCTGCCGTATACGGACCTCGACGCAAAAGCGCAAATGGCATCAAAAAAGCAAGCAGGGGCCACTGTGTCGCAATGTACGCCCCGGTCAGCCCCGGAACGTAGCAAAGCGATACGGCGGCCCCAAGCCAGAACATTGACTTGCCTTGTTAGTGCGCGCCGATAGCAAATTGCAGGAATTGACCGCCCGGCCCATTCACACCATACGCACAAATGCGCGACTGGGTGTAGAAAGGCAGATCAATACCGACGTTCGTTTGCACGAGCGCTACGGGCGCGGAACCCGGCGCACTGGGGCATGCAGCTCCCCACGCAAGCGCGGTCGAACTTGCCACGGTCATCGCGGCGGAAAGCGTGATGCTGGTTCCGCTGTACGCCGTAACCGTCGTTCCCGACGTAATGCCCGTACCGGAAATGATGCAGCCAACGCAGGGGACCGTGAGCGGCGTCGTGGTCAATGTCAGGCTTGTGGACGACCCCGACGTGCTGCCGACGCCCGAACCCTGCGAAGTAAAAATCGCCATGCTGCCAGAGAGCATGCGAATTTCGGTTGGGCCGTTGCCAGCGTCGAACACAGTGCCCGATGCCGCATACTTCGGCAGCGACGTAACGACTTGCGCCGCGGCAGGTGCCGCGAACGCCAGCGCAGCGATAAGCACCGCGCCGAACATAGAACGAAAGTTTTTCATGGTGCAATTTTCCTGTTCTGCGTTGCGCGCGGTTAATCGACGATGAAGGCGGCAGTGCCCTTGTAGTGGCGAGTAACGTTGAACTGCACTTCCGCGACGGAACCGGCTGCGGTCGGGTCGTTGCCGATCTGGTCGCCCGAATCGAGGATACGCAGCGGCAGCGTCGCAGTCGTTTGAACGGTTGCCGGATCGAGCGATACGCCCGAAATGCCGAACCGCGTGGCTTGCTGACCGGCGTTGGCTTTTACGTCGATGCCGGACATGAGATTGAGATTGAATGCAGTCGCCGGTACGGCCGGCATGGTAATGGCCATCACAACGGACGGATCGGTTTCGACGAACGCCCAGCATTCGATCGCGGCGGGCGCGTACTGGAAGCCGTTCTTCGCCTGGTACAGCGTGATCGGACCCCAGCCAACGACGACGCCGGCAATGACGCTGGTTGTGTCGCCCGGAACCCAGCGCGTGATGTTCGGCGCCATAGATTGATTGCCGAGGCCCGAACCACCGCCGTTACCGATAACGACGGATGCAGACGGCGCCGAAATGTTTTCGGGCAAGTCAGCGCCGCCGGGCGTGCCGATCGCACCAGACGCCATGACGACGATATCACCGCGGAAAATCGCCGCCGCGTTGGCGGACGGAATGTGGAACACCCGTACAGAGGCGTTGTTCACATCGCCGTCGCCGGGATTCACGGGCAATAAACCCGCATAATGTCTGAACCCGCCTCCAAGCTGGCCGGCGTTAACGATATTCACCATTTGAATGGCCTCTCGGTTGGTGCATTTTCAAAATCGACAAAAAGCACGTTAGCGATTTAAGTGTCATACAGCAATAGCAAGTATAACTAAGCCTCGCAGTGTCATACCTAATCCTTAAGATAGTCCTCCAGACTTAATCCGATCGTAGCTTCGGCCTTCGGCGTCCATGTGTTCGTTTCTCGGCGCATGGCTGCGCGCACGACGCCGGTCACGCCGCTGTCACGCGCACGCTCGAACAGCAATATCTCGCCTTCGGCGAGCGCCTTATCTACTTCGGGATCGTCTTTCACGCTCGACCACGAAATGCCGGCCGCACGCGCCACCAATTCCGGCGGCACGCCATCGCGCAACCGCTCCAGCATCGTTTCGTGCGGCGTTTTTGGCGCGGGTAGTTGCGTGAAAGTCCACGGGAACACATCAATCTCACTGTTGCATGACGACGCCGCGCTGCGCAGCACCGCCGACAACGCCCGGCGCCGTGCCGCGTTGCACTTCTTCAGCAAGAAAATCACCGAATTTTACGGCTCTGCCGAGAACGCGCGCGTTCATGTAACCTTGCATCAGTCTGTACAGACGATGGCCGCCGACCAAAGCGCTCACCGCGCCAACTGTAGGCACGCCGCCCATATTGGCTGCCGCTTCGCCGGCAATAATCGGGATCATGAGCTTCGCTTCGGATTGCCAGTCGCCGCCAGCACCGGCTTTCATCGCGTTGAATGCGCGAATGGCGGTCGGATCGCCTTTGGCGAACTCCTTGAAATTCTGTTCCAGCGCGCGACTTTCCGGCGTGTTGCCGGACGCGAGCACCGACTGCATTTTGCTGTAATCCATGCCTGCCGTCGCGTTCATGACCTTGGCGTAACGCTGATCGAGATTTTCCAGCTTGGAAATGACGGCCGCGCCCTGTTTAGGACCGAATACGTACGAGGCTGCCGCTTCCTGCTGCGCACGCACGCCCTGGAATAAGTTATCCATCGCGGTCGCGCTTGGCTTGTCGCCGGCTTGCAGGAACGCCATGCGCTTCTGGATCAACTCAGAACCCGCATTTTGCAACTGCTGCCACTTTTCGCCCCAGTCTTTTGCCGGCGCCTTCATCAGCATTTCGGCGTTCTGAGCATCGGGCGCGAATTTCGCTTCTACTTTGCCCGTGGGATTTTCGGTCGTGCGCAACTGCGCAACGGGACCGTTTGGAAGCGGCTGATTTGCTTTCGGCGCACCGACACCGGCCTCGTTAACCTGAGCCCGCAAATCGTTGTAGCCGGCCGACACGGCGGTTCTCTCACGAACGGCGGGGCGCAATACCGCAGCCTCGCCCGCCGACACGCCGGCTTTAGCCTGTTCGTACGCGTGTACCATGTCGTCGGGATTCTGCCCGTGATCCTTGATGGCTTTTTCCGCTTCCGTTGCCGCTTCCTTCGCGGCGACGTACTTCGGATTAGGTCCGGCTTCGCCTGGCAGGTCTGGCTTTTCGATCGCCAGCGTTTGCCGTGCTTCGGATAGCTGGCCTGCATGTGCCGACAGTTCTTGCTGCGCCGGTATTGTATAGCGCGACAACGCTTTGAAAGCCGTAGCGCCCGCCGACGAAATAAAACGGCCCAGCGCCTCGCCGCCAAGTCCGTACGCGAGCCCCGTACCGGCCGCGTCGGCAATATCCGCATTCTCGTTGCTTCCCGCGGCACTGGCAGCCGCCGTGACTGCGCCCGCACCGATCACACGAGTCGCCATCGCGGCAACAGGTCGCGCTTCCGACGCTACGCCAAGAATGGCACCGTATGCACCTTGCGTAAGCAATTTTGCGGGGCTTTGCTTGTTACCTTGCATGTAATCTTTGAACGCTTGGCCGGCCGCGCCGCCTACGCCGCCGCCCGCGAACCCGCCCGGCGGGCCGGCGACCAAACCGCCACCAACTGCGCCGACAGTCGAAGCGATGGCCGGTGCGTGTTCGATCGCTTGCGTCCCGGTATCTCGCCAATCTTGCCCCGTTTGCGCCCACTGGTCGGCGGCATTGGGCGGCGCAACCGGCGCTGCTGTTGCCGTACCGCGTCGTGCAGCCGCTTCCCGCTGCATCATCGTCAAGGGGACCGCGGCCGTTTGCGGCGCAGCTCCGCCGCCCTTCGCTACTTCGTCCTGATATCGCTGCAACACGGTTGCGACGGTCGGACGGCCGCGGAAAAACAGCGGATTGTTGCGCGCGACAGTTTCACCGACTGCCGTACGCGCGTCGGCGTTCTGGTCGGTGTGCAACAACGCGACCGCGCCTTGCGCGCCTAGATTATGCGCCATGTATAGCGTTGTGTCGTTGACCGGCATGCCGCTGCCTCGCAGCGCGGTCGCGTTCTTCGCGGTCAAGGTAGACAGAAAATCGGCTTGCTGTTGCGGCGTGGCGTCGGCGGCGCGTGCGGGAGCGCCGGCCGGCTTGTTCTCATCCCACGTCTTTTTGACGGCCTGGAAAGCGCCAGTTGCGCTGGTGCCTTTCGCGCCCGCCGTCCACGGATCGCGTTCGTTGCCCGACTCGATACGTTGCAACGAACCAACGTACGCGGGCGACGCGCCGGGCGGCAGGTTAAAACTGACTTGCTGGCCTGCGACCGTAACAGGCTCGCCCGCGCCACCAGGGGGTTGCGGCGGCGCGGGCGCCCCGCCAGCCGGACCGGGAGGACTGGCTGCTGGCGAAGGTTGACGGGCCTGCTGTACAGGCGTCATGAGCGGTTGCGCGCCCGGTAACTGCGCTGCTGGCGTGGTTCCGGCGGGCATCGCGGTTGCGCCGGTTCCCGGCACTTGCGCGTTGAGCTGCAACACGCCGTCACCGCCGCCGATTGCCTGGAAATTAGGGCGCATGCGCGCGATCTGTGCCTGACGGCCTTCCTCAATGGCGCTGTCAATGACTCCGTTCGATTCGTCGTTACCGAGGCCGAGCGCCGAAGCATCGAAGCCCAAAGCGCCCGCACGTTTCGCAATGCCGGTTGCGCGATCATTTACGTTGCTGTCGTTCCACGCCTTCAGCGCGTCCATGATATCGCGGACCTGCTGTTGCGTTTTTCCGGTCAAATAGCTCTTGCCAACATCGGCGCCCGTAATCGTGTTGATCGCGCCGGAATAATTCGACTTGATGGTGTCGAGCGCGGTTTGCAGCGCCGCGCGTTTGCTGCTTTCGATTTTCAGCAGCCCGACATTGGCGCCGCCCATGCCGCCGCGCAGCATCGAAGCCAAGCCCTCGGTAACGCCTTGCTGTATGTTCGGGTTGGTATTGAAAGTGCCTTCGGGCATCGGGTCGCCTTGCTTCAAGCGAACCGTGCCGCCTTTGCCGTTGTCGTAGACGCCATCGCGCGGTGCGGTCGTCGCCACTTGGTAAATACGATTGAACGCGCGGTATTTTTCCACATCTTTCGGCGGCAATGCGGTCTTGAATTCGTCGCTGATTTCCTTGCGCTGGTCGGCGTTACCGAGCGTACCGCCTTTGCCGAGCGCGTCCGGCGTTGCCAGCCCATTGTTGATGAAACCGCGCGTGCCGGCCGCTGCGTTACGCGACCACGTTCCGTTGGTGATCTGGTCGCCGTATGCCGTCGTCAAGCGCCCGCTGTACGTCGCCGCTTCGTCTTTCGACATCGGTTGATAGGTGTTGCGGTCTTCCAATTTCTGCCGCACCGATTCGATGCCGATGCGCGCGTTGCGCAACGCCAAACCTTCGGCCGATTTCGTGTTGTTGAACTCGTCGAACGTCGCGGGCACCTTGGCACCGAGCGCTTCGAGATCGGTCAGCGTGCCGTCCTGGCGCAGCTCGTTAAGCTTGGCCTGATACTGGCCTTGGTTCTGCATGCCCGCCAGACTTTCGAAAGCGAGCTGCGCGTTGTTCAAGTGGCCCGACACGGCTTCGTAGACCTGCGGCGCAATCGACGCGGCCGTGGTCGGGTCTACTGCCTGAATACCTTGAAATGCGCGCATGTCGCCTTTGATCGCTTTCGCACTGGCGATCGTCAGCCGATCGGCTTGCGTTGCCTGGTCCGATATTTCGCCGGGCGCGAGTCCCAACGTCTGCGCTTGCACGCGGCCAGCTTGGATGGTCGCCTGCTGCTGCTGAATTTTCTGTAATTGTTCGGCGGCCTGCGGAACGAATGCACGGGCCGCCTGCACTTGCTCAGGCGCGAACAACTGCGCCAGCGGACTTGTGGCGATCTGGTTGGCGCGCTTAACACGCTGTTGCAGCAAATCCGACGCCTGGTCGAGCGGCGCCATTTGCGGATCGGGCGCGGCGTAGTTCGGTCCCGGCAAAATGCTCCTGAGCATGCCGCCGAATGTCGATAACGCGGACTGTTGCGGTGCTGCTGGTGGCGGCGCGGCGCCACTCGGCGGCGGGTTTACCGGCATCGGTGCGGCGTCCACGGTCGGCGGCACTGAGCCATCGGTCGGCGCGTATGCTGGCATGCTGCTGGGACCGGCGTTGCCGAAACCCAGCCCCGAACCGAAACTATCGGACATTTTTGCTGCCTTTCCCGCGCTTTGTCGGCGGGAGGGTAGCACGAGCCGGCGTTGCTTGGCTAGGAGGCCCTGTGCCTGCGCAGCACGCGCTGAAAGTCGCGCAATATGCGCCAGTCCTGGGCGATTACTTCGTACGTCGTAAATCGGATGCCGCACTTTGAGCAAGCGCGGCGGCGTTGCCGGTGCTCGTCGTACTTGTGGCTGATGATCTTCGTGGCGCCGCCGCACGTACAACGCAATCCCAACGCCTTCACTGCTCGTTTCCCTTCGTCCAGTTCATCCACGCGGTACTGAGCGCCGGGTAAAAGAACTTGCGTTCCTCGGAATGCCGGACGCCCCAAACCACGTACACGCCGGTCGGCGTCGTGCTCGATACTTCGCCAGTGCTCGCGCTCATGGAGTTGGTGATCTTGTCGCCGGCTTTGAGCGCGGCAAATTCTTGCAGGTTCATGCGTCGTATTCCTGTTCCTCCGCGATCATGGCGAACAATGCTGCGAAGAACAGCGCGGCCAGGACGGCGATAACGATCACGCCCATGTCATCAGCCCCCATGCAACGCCGAGCGAACAAATTAGGACGGCGAAATCGAACGGCGTGAAGGTCATAGCTCGTCCCCCAACAGATCGAGCAAGCCAAGCACGACGTTGCGCAGTTCGTCAACGCTGCGCGCTTCCTTCAAGCGCTGGCGCAGACGCGCGATACGTTCCTGGATGGTGCGTGGCTGCTGTTCCATTTGTCAGTACACCACTCGTTTGCCGGCTTCAGGCTTGAACGACGCGACGGCAACAAATGATTTGCCCTCGTCGCCAAGCTTTTCCATTTGCGCAGGTGACAGCAATTCACGCTTGAACGCGCGATCGCCCAGAGTCTCTTGCGCGAGCTGCGCCGCGGTTTCAGGATCGGACCAGCGGCGATGTACGACGGCATCCTTGACGACCACGCCGGGAATTAATTCGCCGTTGCCAATCGCACGCGCCTGTATCTGCGCATCGATCGCGGCGGAATAAGCGCCTATGGACTGCACAATCTTGACCATCGGTACGAGATTAGCCGATTCGATCTGTTCGGCGCCGATCGCTTGCAGCTTGGCGAGTACCGATTCGAGATCGGCGTAGACGGTAGCGAGTGCGGGAATGTTGGTATTCATTTTTGCTCTCCAGCTTGTTTGTGAATTAGGCGGTTTTAGCGGACGTACGGATGTTTGTCAAGCTGTGCCGCGTCAAGAATGCGCTGAACTTCAGCCTTGATCTCCGCGTGTGTTGGTTCGCGGTTCAGCCTGGCTTTGAGTGCTTCGTAGATTGTCACTTCTGCTCTCCAGCGTTTGAGTTAGGCGTAGTAGTTGGCAGGAACTACAACTATGTTAGCCACCAAGCCGGAAGCAGCCAGTTCAGCCACGTAAATTTCGGCAGCGACAACGGTGGGAAATGAGCGAAAAGAGCAACCTTCGTTATAACGGACCACGCGACCTTCTTTAAGTGCCTGAGTGTACGCTACCTTGCGGGCTTTGGCTTCTTTTTTGGTCATTTTTCACTCTCCAGCGTTTGATTGTCCTTTGTACACACAGGCCCTAGGGACTGTCAAGCGCTATCTTCGCTTTTTCCGCACGGCACGTTTGAAGCCGCCAGTCGCGTAATAGGCTACCACCTGCTTTTTGCTGAATTTACGGCCGCTGGGCGATTTGTACGTATTCGGGCCGATTTTCTTAAACGGCATTACGTTTCTCCAAATCAGGCGGCGTCCCGCAGAACAATCGAAGGGCCACCCATGATGTACGTCCAGTGCACCCCGTCGTGCGAAAACAAAATGACGCCTTTGTAAATTCTAAATCGCATTACGTTTCTCCGTTTTCTCGACCCTGCGAGCGTACAACAGCGAGGTTTCGGTGTCCATGCCGAGCAACCAGGCCAGCTTGCCCAGCTCGTACCCCTCGCAGATAGCGTCCCAGTGGCTCACGGCCGCTCTGCCGTTGATTGGCGAGGCAACTATGGCGCATCGTAGCGCCGACGCGGCAGGCTCGTCAGCAGCCGCCAGAACGCGCTGCTTTCGCTTCGTGCGTTCGAAATCCGATCGAGCGAGCTGACCGATCCTCACCAGATCGTCAACCACACTTGCGAGCAATCCGCCGCACAACTCTGCCAATTCGATAGGCAATCCGGCTCGCCTGCAAGCCGCGGTCAACGTAGGCGATTCGAGCCGTACCAGCCGTCTAATCCGTTCCTGGTGCTGCAAAGCCGTCTCCACTGCGATCTGTGGAAGCCGTTGCGCTTGGTCCTGTTGACTTGCCGTAATTGTGAGGTCCATCCTTGGACCATAAGGTCCATTCCCCTTCCCGTCTAGGGTCCCAGCGTAGCGACTAGGGACCCATCCTTAGGGAAGGGAAGTGGGACTGTCTATAGGACTGTCCCTATCCATAAGGATGGACATCCTAAGGAGCGTCCATTGATCCGTCCTAGGACTGTCCTACGGACATCCTTAAGTATGTCCATTGATAATCCTTAAGGACGGCTTTTATTAGACTAAAGTATAAGTTGACAGTCCCTAGGGAGTGTGTATTGTGCATCCTTAGAGACAACGCTGGAGAGTGAAATGCACACGGATAAAGCGCACTACTACGTTTCTGCAATCGACGGCACAAAACGCTACTTGATAGCCGGCCCGTACACTGCGCATGCTGAAGCGTTGGCGCGTGTCGATGCTGTCAAAAATTACGCATGCGACAACGACGGCCGCGCTCACTTCATGGCATGGGGCACCGCCGGCAGCGATGAAATTTTCAAAACGCCTTTGGGAGTTTACTAAAATGAGCATCCACTGCAACACAGAGCCGCAAGAACTGGTAGATTACCTGCGCGAAATGTACATACAGTACGGCGCCAAACCACAGATGATTCAGGCGATCGACAATCTGTATGATGCACTGGGCGCGGAATACGAGCTAAAAAAAGTCGGCGAAGAACTGGTGCAGGTCGAGGAAGAAAGGGACGACTTGCGTGAGGAACTGAGACTAGCAACCGAATCGCTGGAACTGGCGATCGACACAATAGCCAGCATTGCCAAGAGCCCGGCGGATGCTGTGGACATGATCAATATTAACGAACTGCACCAGTTGCGCATGCAACTTGGAAACAGCAAGAGAGTGCTTGACAATCCCTAAAGACAGGCGTACACGTACACACAACTGATGGAGATCGAAAAATGCAAACGTACTACGTACTCTACTCCCCGCCCCGCAATCAATACGTCAACGTCGAAGGCGATTTCGCCGGCTTTGCCGACGCGGAAAAGCACGAACAGCCCTGGTTCACGCCTGCGCTCGACGATGTGAAGTGGGTCGGACCTTGTGAAGAGGGGATTGAGCCATGACCAACGCGCAAGCCGCCAAAGCAAGTCAAATCTGCGAAAAGGCGTTGCAACTGATCGACGCATTGCAGAAAAATCTCGACGAAATGAAAGCCGCACAAGATCAATATGAACGCTGGCTGAAGGAGCGCGAGAAATGAGCATGACCAACGTCAGTCCATGCTACACTTGCAAGTGCGATATGTGGATACCGACGCCACTGTACGAAGCGGCGCAACGCGGCAAAGGCAAAATTTCTTTTCACTGTGCTTACGGGCACTCAAACGTGTTCTGTGTCGGGGACAACGAAGAAACTAAATTACGCCGCGAGCGCGATCGGCTCCAACAGCGGCTTGCGGAAAAAGACGATGAAATTAAACGCCAACGCGACATGCGCGAAGGGACTGAGCGCCAGCTATCCGCCACGCGAGGCGTCGTAACCCGCATTAAAAATCGCGTCGGTCATGGTGTCTGCCCATGCTGCAACCGGACGTTCGGTGACCTGGCCCGGCACATGCACACGAAACATCCGACATATGCGGCCGAAGCCGCTGAATAAAAGCAGGAGCGCACATCATGAGCTACGGAAATCACTCAGGACACGGCGGCGGCCTGTTTGGCACCGCGGCAATCGTCTACGTTATCGCGTACGTGTTCGGCAAGCATGTCGCACGCATGGTCGTCGGCACGGCATCGCTTGTCGTGCTGGCGTGTTTCGCCTATGTCATGTTCCGCATTGTGACGGGGACTTTGTAAGATGCGCGACCGCTCCGAATGGATACGCGGTGAAACCGGGCCACAGAAAATCGGCACCAGGAGTTACAAGCGGCTCACTGAGTTTTCGCGACCATGCGCGACGTGCAAGCAACCGTTCTCGATCTTCGTCACTGAGAAGATTGCCGAGGGGTTGGCCGATTCCAATAATTTCGGTCTGAGGAATTGCGAGGTACACCGACGCGGCGCCGCGCCCATCGATAGCGAAGAACTCGAATCGCTACGTACAAAGGACCGCGTTATGGCCGATGAATTGTCGGGCCTCTATGCGACGATCCGCGATTTGAAAGAACGGTTGGCGAAAGCTGAAGCGCGTCCAGCGCCAAAAGGCTTGACGTTTCCTTGGGGCCAGCGTTAAAAGAAAAACCCGCCCCGGCGCTGGACACCGGGACGGGCTAACGATGCACACCCAGGCTCGGGGCCTGAATGCCGCCATTTCCAGATAGCATCCAATCGTTCTGGGTACAAGCCCAGGCCCGGGGACTGTTCCCGCTCGCCATAGCACGCGGGAGCAAGGCCCCGATCGGCGAAGGCTGGAACGTATGGACACATCCTATCGCTCATCCGGGTGCCGGCGCTGTTGGGCTGCGCTGCGGCGACGGCGGATTATCGGCGTTTGATTGCGATCATTCCGACCCGGTGATGGCGCAACGCCTGCTGGGTGCATTCCGTTCCGTGCTGGGTCCGGATATTCCGGTACGCTGGGGCCGCGAACCGCGTTTTCTGATTCCTTATTTTCTTACCGATGCGCCCGTACAGGGCCGTACATTCTCATTCCCGGACGGCCAAAAATTGCAACTCATGGGCGGTCAGTTCATTGCCTTTGGCGAGCACAAAGATACAAAACAACCCTACCGCTGGGAAAATTGGGGGGTTGACTGGCCGCGAATAACGACGGCGCAGCTCCAGCAAATACTGACCGAAGTGCCGTTAAAAGCCGGGACCTCATTGCGGTTTTCGGCCGAACATGAAACCGCCAGCGTCGATGAGCTAAAGTACGCCGCGCCGCAGACGCAAGATGAATGGCAAGCCGGCCGCGACGCCGCGATGCGCTATCTAGGGCTGCTCAAGCATGAACTCATGGGCAGGACGGAGGGGCGCGGCTCGACCATTTTCGCAATCGTCGGCGTGCTGAAATTTGCCGAACGTAACGGCATGTGCACACGGCGCGAGATCGAGGACGCCATAACCGACGCCGGGCACAGCCTGGATGAAGGGCTCGGCGGTCGCACGCTCGGCCAGGAAATCCAGCGCCAGGACGAACTGCCGGTGCTGCGCGGTAACCTCATCATGCAAGCGATCATGTCACGCCGCACGATTCTGCAAGGGCTGGCCGACGCGCAGAAAACGCCCGCGCTGGCGGCGCGCACGGGTTTTGAAATCTCATTGGAGGACCACACTAACGAGCTGCCTTGGCTGCTTTACCAGCGCATTCTATGTGGCGAGGTACATTTTTTCACCGGGCATAGCGGCTCGGGAAAATCAACCGTCATCACTGACATGGCTATCAACTACCTTAAAGGAACTGCCTGGCTTGATGCCGACATCGAGAAAGCAAACGGTCATGTTTTGTGGATCGCGTCCGAAGATGATTATGGCACGGAACGGCGCGTGCGGCATTTACTCAGACAGGAATCGGACGCGCGCAATCTGGCATCGCGCTTTCACTTAATCCGCGGTATCAACGAACCGATGGCGTTCGAACAGCAATGTGTCGCGCAGACTCAGGCGATGGCCGCAATGGGCATGCGCGTCGATATGATCGTACTCGATACGTGGGGTGCGTCGGGCTTGTGCTTTGCGGACAACGACACCGAAGCCGTGTTGAAAGCCATGTTTATCCTGAAGAACGTAGGCAAGCGCACCGCTGCCGCCGTACTGGTAACGGACCACTTGCCGCTCGGCAACGAAGAAGCATGGCAGAAAGGCAACGGCGCCAAATCAGGCAATAGTGGTTTTGTCTACCGCATCACGGCCAATCGAAAAGACATGGTATCGATCGATTGTGGCAAGGCGCGCGGCGCCCCGAAAGCGAAAAGTTTCCTTGGTCGAATCGTATCCGAAAACTACGGCAGGGACATAAAGGGCCGCACAACCACGGTTAACGTATTCAAGCGCGACCTGATGCCGTCGCAGACTGAAAAAGAACAAAGCGTCGTTATGCGTCTGGCCGCGGTGCTGCCTGGCGTCGTTGCCGCCGGCATGGATGCCTTGCGTTCGGGCTCCATTGTCAGATTCGATAGCGTGGCCGCCGACATCGGCCATGCGGTCAAAGGCGAAGTGCCAGGCTACGTCATAACCAAGGACGCCGCGTTGAAAACATTTACCAAAGATGGCATGCAAAGCTTGCTAAACAGTGGTCATCTCCGTACAATGCATGGAGTCCCGTTTCTTGCTGTTTTCGCGCCGTCAGGATCGACGAAAGAGAGTCTGATAATTCCTTGGGCAATCGAGCCGCCAAAAGTGGAGACTTTTCCGTGGTAGACTTCCCTTGGTCCGTGCCTCCACGTTTCAAAGTCGGCGACGAAATATATTCGCATGTCGATCGCGGTCGCGTTATCGAAGTGGACGCCGTTGCTGGAATCATGCGGGTAACTTGGGACGATGGCGACGGCGGCACCATAACGTATCCGCTGGACGCAGATTATTTCGAGACGGAGCCGCCGGAGAAAATGCCGTGGGAGTAGACCGATTCCCTTGGGAAAATCCGCCGCTGAACGACACCGTTGCAGCGTTGCAGCGCGATTTCGCTTACGCTGTGAGAACGACCTGTGTTATCGTTCACAGCAATAATCCGGCGTTCAAGGCGATGGCAAACACCGCACGCGGGCAGCTCGTACCGCGCGGCGAAGTCAAGTTCACGGACGGCACGACGGTCGAGCTGCATGACATCGGGATGTGTCAGCCGAACGTATCTGAAATGACCGTACAAGAGATCATGTCGCGCGTGTGGGAAATGGCAACGAATTTAGGTCTGGAGCTGGTAGTATGAATTATTGGCCGGCTTCGCTGTTCATCCGCAGTCCGTATTTGCTGCCCGCGGGCCAGTGGGAGATTGCAAACATTGGGCGCCCCGGTGCGGTAATCTCGGAAAGTACTCTTGTCGCATGCCACCAGATCGCGGAAACAACGCCGGGCAGCGGCGCGTCGCTGGTGTTGATTTGCAGCGAAGGTGCGCCCGTGCGCCGTGCATATCTGAACCACCCGACCGATGTAGAATGGACGGCGCTGGAGCGTGGCGGCTTTGTGGCGAATGGCGGCAATTTCGGTTTTGTGCTTGACGCGCTGCACTGATGAGGATGCCTTGGGAGCCTCCTGTGTACGGCATGCTGCGCGCTGCGAACAACGGCGGCGAGCGGCGTGCGAATGATTTTTACCCGTCACCACGCGAACCGGCGCAAGCACTAATCCCGAAACTGACTGGATGGCCGCGCGCTATTTGGGAGCCTGCATGCGGTGACGGTGGAATCGCGAAACCGTTTGAAGAAGCGGGCTTCCAAGTTACGGGTACGGATTTAGTCTATCGAGGCTATGGATGGGGCGGGGTGGATTTTCTTTCAACTGCGACGCGCGCAACCGACGCGCTTGTGACTAATCCACCATACGGAAAATTGGTAACGCGCTTCATAGAGCACGCACTTGATTTGGGCGTGCCCCATATCGCCATGCTTCTTAATGTCAACTTGTGGCATGCAGAACGACGTACTAAACTATGGAACAGACGCACGCCAGAAGCTATTTACGCGCTAACGTGGCGCCCAGATTGGACAGGGAGTGGCGCTCCTTATTTTAACGCGATATGGACCGTGTGGGCGCCGAAGAGCGCAGCGTTTACGCGCTACGAGCTACTTGACTTCCCTTGGAAATAAACGTACAAATACGTACAAGGATTCCGACTATGGACGATGGCCTGCGTATCGAAGCCGCCGCGAGCATCACAGCGCGCGACATGATAACAAAGCACCTGGGCGCATTTTCGCACGCCATACAGCGCGATCGGATCGCCGGGCAGGCTACCGTCGCGGCCTACATCGACGGCTTGGCGGGTGTCGCCGCTTTAGTGATCGCGGGTGGCTATGGCAGCAAGTCCGAAGTGATCGAATCAACGATAAAGTCCCTGTGTGAAGCAATCGAGCGCGATCTGCGCCATTTGAAAGCAAGATGACATGCCAAACACCGAACCCAATGCGATGCCGCCGGCATTCGATAGCTGGGAAGACTGGCGTGGGCTTTACGCGCAGCACGTTGCCGATTTCAAAGCAACGCGAAAAAGCGCCAGTGACGTATTGCAACTCAAAATCCGGCTGCGCCGCATGGGCTACTTCGGCAAGCGGCTGGAAGATGAAATCGAGTACGTAAAGAACGACTGATGCACGCGCCCTATCCATTGCCGTTGTTCGTACCGCGCCCGCATCAAACCGATGGCGTCCGCGCACTCATCAATTACGACGGGCGTTTTTCAGTTTCCGAAATCGCCGTGGCCGGCGGCAAGAGCGCTATGCTGGGAATGCTGGCGCAGCATTACAGTCAGTTCGGCCGCGTGCTTGTCGTGGCACACAATAAAGAACTGGTAAGACACAACGCTGCTGCCTGCAAGATGATAGGCGTCAACGCCGGCATTTGTTCGTCGTCCATCAGCACGAACGCATTCGCGCGCGTTACTGTTGGCACGATCGGCAGCATCATAAACCGCGCCCACCTGTTCCGCGATTTAGTCGCCATCCTAGTTGACGAAGTTCATATGGTGCCGCCGGCCAAATCGTCGCAATATCGTAAATTGTTCGACAAGATTCCCAATACCAAAGTTCATGGTTTAACCGGGACGCCTTTCCGCGCTGATGGCACAGGCGACCTTGCGAAGACTTTCGGCCCGATCGTCTACCGTTACACGTTCTTGGATGCATTGCGCGATGGCTACGTTAAGCCGCTCGTGCCGGTGGATGCTGGCGAAGACGAAACAATCGACACCGAAGGATTGAAAACGACTGCCGGCGACTTCGATCTAGAGGACATGGCGCCGCGCGCGATCAAACTAGCGCCGAGCCACGCTAAAACCGTCGTTGAAGTCATGCAGAAATACAAGCGGCGCCGAACGCTGGTGTTCTGCTGCAACATCGAACACGTTGACAAAATGGAATCCGCGTTGCGAAAGCTGGACGTGCGAGCTGTCGGCGTGCATTCGCGTTCGGTCACAGGTAAGCGCGATAAGGCCGTGGACGCATTCAAGGCCGGCGCTGCCGAAATCCTGGTATCGTGCATGATGTTCACTACCGGATTCGACGTGCCGGACATCGATTATATGGCGTTCTGCCGCGCAACTAAATCGGCGGTTTATTATGCCCAGGGCCTAGGCCGCGGCGCCCGCATAACGCCGTATGCGGCTAATTGTCTCGTGTCGGACTTCGGCGGCAACATCGCGCGCCACGGTACGCTTGACGCCGTAATGGCGGCGCCGGGTCGCATGTTGGAGTGCGACGAATGCGGGCAAGAATGGGAAACATGGGAGCACGGCAAGACGTGCCCAAAGTGCAAAACGTTGCATCGCAGCGCGCCGAAGTGCAAAAATTGCAACGAACGATTTGATCCGCATTATCACGGCATGCGCTGCCCGAACTGCGGCCAACAGCAGTCCGAAATAAAACAATGCGCGGCGTGCGAAGAAACCTACGCGGCGTTCCTGCACCCAATCTGCCCGTTTTGTCAGTTTGACAACACGATAACGATTTCCGCTGGCAAAGACCTGAAAATGCGCGGCGGCGCTGGCGAAGCTGTCAGCGTGCGGAAAATGGTGGAGCTGGAGCCTTGGCAGGAGATCGTCAGCCCGCCCGTAAAAAACAGTTCTGGCGGCTGGATTTTGACGACGCGATTTACGACCGCGATCTGGCCCTACGAGACACTGCCGTCGCCGCGCTCTGTCTACCTAAAGCGATCGCCAAACGGCCGGTATCTCGCAGCCGGGATTTACGACACGCATGGAAATGTCCATCAACGATGATTTGTACGGAAATTAGGGTGTTGACGCAACCTTAGAAATTTGTCATACAGTCGCATCGCATTCTAAACGACAACGGGAGCCCGCAAAATGAAACTCTGTTTCGACAGTATCGAGGAAGTCAAGCTTTTCGTCGCCGCTCTGAAAGGCACGCGCGGCAAGAAGGGTGAAGAGGAATCCGGTGATGCCGCCGTGCACCAAGCCCCGGCGCCGCTCATGCCGCCCCAAGCCGCCCCACAGGCTTTCCAGGCTGCCGCAGCACCGCAGTTTTCACCGCCTGCCGCGTTCCCAATCGGCCCGGGTACTGACCCTGCCGTGATGGCGCTCGTGGGCCGCATCAATACGCGCATCGACGGTGCCATTGCTTCGGGCCAGCCTGCCGACCAAGTTCTAACGTGGTTCCGCGGCCAGTGCGGCGCGGAAGCGGGCAACGCCACTATGGATCAGATCAAGGCGAATTTTCTGCCGAAGCTTTCGATGGCTGCGCTGGAAAACATCGCAAAATTGATGAACGCTTAGTAAGGACTGACATGGCCGGCCACGCCATCTACGCACCTTCGTCGTCGGCAACTTGGCTGAAGTGCTCTTTCAGTGCGCGTAACAGCGTACCGGAAGCACCGAAGCCGCTGGCGACGAAGTTGGCGGCCGACGAAGGCACGCGCGGCCATGCGCTGCTAGAGGCTGCAATTTCCAAAATGGAAATGCCGGACGAAGGCGACAGCAAAGCCGAAGCAATCGCACTCGGAATGGACTTCATCGATCAGTTAGAAGACGGCGAAATGGGCGCCGAAGTGGAAGGCGAGCTGGCCCCCGAATGCGGCGGCACGACCGATCTTTTGAACCTGCATCCGCACATAACAACCGTTTTCGACGCGAAGTTTGGCAAGTGGGACGTGGATGCCTACCACAATACGCAAATGCTGACTTATGCGGCCATTCACCTACCGCGCACGACAGCGGAGTGGTTCCGGCTTGTGATCTTTCAGCCGTTCGGTTTGGACGAGACGCCTTTCAAGCAATGGCTGGCACACCGTAGCGAAGTCGAGGCGCATCGCGAGCGCGTGCTTCGCGCTATCGTGGATCGAAGTGCGCCGACGCCGGGGCCGCATTGCCGCTGGTGTCGCGCATTCCAGCAGTGCCCCGCGATGGCGACCGACGCCGGGTTTTTAATGGGCGCCATGTCGCGCGATCCGGCGACACTGACACCCGACGAACTGGTGCGCATGCTGCGCCTGATTCGCGCTCTCGGGGACGTGAAGGCGGTCTACGATGATATTTTGACGGCGAAGCTAAAGCTGGGCCACGCGGCGGCCGGCGCAACGCTGAAACCGGGACGTAGCTTCCGGGCCTGGAATGACCAGGAACAGGCCGCCAAAGTGCTTTACGAAGCTTTTGGCCCCCGTGGGATCAAGCCGGTGTCGCCCGCGCAGGCCGAAAAACTTGGGCTGGCCGGAAAGCAGTATGCGGTTGTGGGCGCGCACAAGCCCGAAGCGGAACTCAAAGTTTTTTATTAATGGCAGCCGCCTTCCCGTCTATTTTGATTATGCTCGACGCATGCGCTGGTATCGCCTACGCTTTCGGGGGCGATTGGCGGCGCTCTGTGTACTGGTTCGCTGCTGCCATACTGACGGCTTGCGTGACTTTTTAACCTTGACTACGCCTACTCGTGTCCGTACGCTACCCAAGTTGAAACTTTGACAAACTGACAAAAGGAACTGACAAATGGCAAGCAACAGACAGTATGAAGCAGCTACAGTTTTTAATGCTCGCATTGTGGATATGCGCCACCTTTGGGAGCCGTCCCGCGAGTACCAAGGCAAGCCATCCGCAAAACCGAACTACTTTGCCATGTTCATCGTGCCAAAGACGCAGGCACAGTGGCACATGGAACCAGCACTTGCTGGCATCACTGCCGCGTGCGGCAAGCTCTACGCTACTAACCCGCACGTTATCGCATGGCCCGTCGTTGACGGCGACATGCCAAGTCCCCAAGGCAAGACTTCCGAGTTCGCCAAGGGGCACTGGCTGTTCTCGGCATCTACGAGCAACCCGCCGAACGTCGAAATCGTGCAAGCGGGCGGCGTACTGACAAAGCTGACGCAGAAAGTCGGGGTCAAGCCGGGCGATTATGTAATGGCCGGCGTGACTGCGGCCGTGAAACAGAATGATGCCCGTGGTGTCAAGCTGTACCTCAACGCCGTGGTATTCTCCGGTCCTGGTGAAGAAATCGTATTCGCCAACTCGGTCAGCGGTGCCGAGCTGATGAAGATGGCACAACAGCAGGGCCTCCAGGTTACGGGTTTCTCCGGTGCGCCTGGCGGCTTCGGGGGTCAGGGTGGCGGGGGTTTTACGCCGCCGGCCGGAAGCTTTGCCCTTACGACGGGAAACAATGCTACTCCGGGTGCCCAGGCCCAACCTGGGTCGGCTTTCGGTGGGAATGCGACATTCCCTTCTAACCCGCCGGCTGGTCCTTTCGGCCCGCGTTGAGGATTGAAAATTAATTAGGGGCGCAGAACTTCGGTTCTGCGCCCCTAAGTTTTTGAGTGGGCTATCCTGTCAGATTAAAGTAGTGCCGAATTGGCTAGGTTGATTTTCAGGATCGAAGATAGCACGTAGATGAACGGCGGCGACGGCCATAAGCTTGTTGGCACCGAGAATGTCCGGCGTGTTATCGCCAAGTTGGGTTGGTCGGCGCTGCACCCCGCGCTCAAGAAGCGTGATTAGCGTTTCCGTGCTTATTGGCTGCGGCCATTCCGTGAATGATTTTATCGCTAGATCAATCGCGCGTTCAAGATTAGTTTGCGGTTCCGGCATCGGGGGTGTCCTGACAGGCTATTGCGCCCTAGCTGGCGCAGGAAAAAGGGAGACTACATTGCCGAACTCAAGGGCGCGGATTATCAGCGCGGCCTGCTCAGGGTATTGACCGTTCTGATTGCAACGGGCCACGAGCAGCCCCTTGTATTCGTTCTCATAGATGCTGGTGGCAAAATTATCGTTGCCAACTTCATCAACGGCGGTCCAGCGCGGTTCGGCCATCGGGCCTATTCCTCCAACTCGCCGGTTCCCATTACGAACCGAGCAATGCGTTTACAGACTGAGCGCCGTTCCTTGTCGAGTGCTTCGAGTGCCTTCTTGGCGAGATCGAGAGAGTTTTCTTGGCACCAGCAATCGGCGCGGTTCTGACCCCATCGACAATCCTTGCTGCAATCGCCAGCTTCGGCGTCCCAAATGGCGCGGCCAGCAATCTCGATTTCCTGCTCGCGCTTCATTGCGGGGTCCTCTGACAATCTGCTAGTGCATTTCATCGAGCGTTTCGGCAACTTGTTTGAAGTCGCCGTAAGTCATCTTTCTGACGTGCGTGGCGTAAGGGTCATGGCCACTACGAACCGGATGCTCCGGGGACCACTCAAAGCCATCGGAGCCAGAGAACGCATAGCCAGGATCGGTGTCTTGGGGGCGGGGCTCTGCCATCGGGCATAATCCGTTAGGCAGCCGGCTTCATCCGGCGCGTCTCTACGACGCCTTGAATTTCCTGCGTACCGATCAGCTTGTAAACGCCAACCACAGTCTTGACGCCAAGCTCGCTGGCCTGGAGAACGTCGTCATATGGCTGGAGATAGTCCGGCCCGTCGCCGCCGTTTTCGCGCTTAATGATCAACTGTTTTGGAAACTTTTTCATGTGGCCTCCGTTTCTGTAGCTTTACATACGCCTCTTGACTCATGGTGTCAAGTGAGCGTATGCTTATCTACAGAAATAGGGGCGTCCACGCCGCATGGCAAAAAAGACGAAAATCGAGCCGCAGGGCTTCTTGGTGGGATATGCGCGAGTTTCGACCCAAGATCAGAATTTGGACCTCCAACTTGATGCCCTGCGAAAAGCAGGCGTCAAAGAGGACAATCTGCACGTCGAAAAGATATCCGGCGCGGCTTCCAAGCGCCCGGCGCTCGATCTCGCCATCATGGACCTACGCGAGGGCGACACGCTGCTGGTCTGGCGGCTCGACCGCTTCGCCCGGTCCATGCGCGACCTCTACGCCAGGCTCGATCGGGTCTATGCCAAGGGCGCGAAGTTCCGCAGCCTTACCGAGTCCTTCGACTTCGACACCTTCACGGGCAAGTTCGTCCTCGGCATCCTTGGACTGGTGGCCGAGCTGGAACGTCAGATCATCGCGCACCGCACAAAGGCGGGCATCGACACATGGAAGGCCAAGGGTAAGGGCCAGTGGGGCCGACAGGCCATTCTCAGCGAGGCCAAGGTCAAGCAGGCTGGCAAGATGCTGAACAAGGGAATGAGCGGGCCGCAGGTGGCGAAGCACTTCAAGGTTTCGACACCGACCATATATCAGCACTATGCGCTGAACCGTTCTGGCCGTGGCCTGCGGTTCATCCGTAAGACCAAACCAAAGTGAGGAGACTGAACATGCCGGCAGAGGACGTGCACATAGCCCACCTAACCCAGGTCATCGGGCATCTGAAATCCATGACGGCTTGCGTCATCCGCGGCTATGAGCAGGCAGTCGAGGAACTTGGTCGCGAAGGCGATCATCGCGGCGAGGATTGGTCAGCCGCACACAAGTTCTTGAGATCGAGACTAGACACGTTCAAGACCGGCGGCGGCGATCTGCCGACGCGCGACGATTATCCGCGATAGTGCGGAAGGAACAGGAACGCCGAGATGGGCAAAAGTCGCTTGGAAGAATTGGCCGATATTTTTGAGACTGCGTCTAAGCAGCCGACTAATATCATCGATCCACCGTTCGACTGTGTGACGGTCAACCTGCGGCCAGAGACATGCGCTGAGATTTCTAAAAATCTGCGCGCGATGCAAACCTTGGCCGATCAGGCCACCAAACCATTTGTAGGATGAGGAATTTGAAATGACTTTCGGTGGTCCAGAACCGGACAACTACCCGATGATGGAACGAATAGCGCGCGAGCGCAGATTGTGCGTCGGTCAAATTGTCAATGTTGTCTATCTGCGCGAGGTTGACGCGGGCACTGATAACGCTTGTTGGGTCGTTTGCAACAAGGTTGATCCTGGCGCTGTTCGTTTCACTGACGAGTAAACAAAAGAGAACTTACCGCGCCCGGCGGCTCCGGGCATAGAAGCAGGAGAAGAAGCGATGTTTACGTTGAAGCTCTATCGGAACGGACCTCTGCCGCCTTCGGGGCGGACTATCATTCTCGAAACGGTCGGCCTTTGGGTCAACCATTGCGAAGGTGACGTGAAACATATCCTCGCCTTCAAAAAGAAAGTCGGCGTCCAAGATGAGGATGGCACGCCAGAGTTCTATGTCGGCGGCACGCCGATCAAATATGAGGACTTGCCGAAGGATGCACCGTCCGCCTCTTTCAGCGACCGCGACGATAACTATTTCGGTTGGGGCGTCCTCGAAAACGCTCAAGGCAAAACAACTGAAATGTTTCGATAGGTGAAGCCGGGCGCTGGCGGTGTTCGTCAGCGCCCACGAGGATTATGAGTTTGCATGTCGCCCGGGGAGAAGCGCAGACGGCAGGCCAAGCGAGCGCGTGACCGCGCCGCGTATGATCTATTAATGGCGCCGTTGAGGGCTTCCGGTTCCGTTTGTGGTACATGCGCCCACTTCGCCAAGGCACCCTACGACAAGACGAAACATATTTGCGAAATAGACACCGACAGTGACGGCTATACGGTCGTCAAGGCTGATGGCCTGTGTCCACAATGGACGCACAAATAACAGGATCGACCATGACGGCAACCGACAAACAGCGGGCGCTTATCTTGACCGGATGGGTATGCGCGCGTCTCTCTAGCGGTGATTGGAAGCTTGCACTATTCGATACCGCCGTCGGTATCGGATTGCTCGCTATCGCGCACTGGATCGACGAAAGTTGGTTCTCACCCCTAAAGAACTAGGAGCCCGTTCAATTGCTTCGCCCTGACGACCTGCCTTGTGACCTGGAAACACGCAGCCGCGTCGATCTTAAACGCGCAGGTGCACGGCGGTATTCCGCCGACGCGAGCACGCAGATCACGACGGCGGTGTGGCGTTTTCGCGGGGTGAAGAAACGTGCTTGTACGGTGCATCCGCATTTAGGAACGCATTCGATTTATCAACTCTACGACGATATCCGGCAATGCAGCCGTTTCGTCGCGCATCATGCAAACTTCGACGTGAACGTACTCATAAAGCAAAATCCTTTTTTCACGTTGCCGCTGTCAAAAATTGATTGCACGATGGCGAGGGCGCAGGCGCTTGCGCTCCCCGGCGGACTCGACCAAGTTTGCACCGCGTTGGGTATCAAGGGCAAAGACCCGCGCGGGCGCGCACTTGTCATGGCAACATGCAAGCCGCAACGCGATGGTACTTTTAACGAAGATACGCAGACGTTCCGCGAACTGCTCGAATACAACGACCAAGATACCGAATGTCTTATTGAGCTGGATAGCAGGCTGCCCCCGCTGTCGCCGGACGAACGGCTGATATTTGAACGAACATGGCGCAAGAACGAACTGGGGCTGCCGATCGATGTACATCTTGCCACGGCCATCGCCATGCGCCGGCAGGAGATCGAGCACCAGAGCACCGCAACACTGATGGAGCTGACCGGGAACGCGGTAACTAAACTTTCGCAACGCCAACGCATCATTGAGTGGTGCAATAGCGGCAACCGCGCTGCCGGGTTGGAGAGTACGCAAAAGCACGTCGTCGCGGAAAAACTGGCCGATGAAAACCTGCACCCCAATGTGCGAATTGTTCTTGAATTGCTGCAATCCGAAGGCGGTTCCGCACCTTTAAAAGCGCAAGCACTGTTGGACCGGCACGTTGGCGGCTACTATAAAGACGCAACGCGGTACTTCGGGGCACGATCGGGACGCGGCACGTCGGAAGGCGTCAACACATTCAATATCGCGCGCCCATCCGGCAAGTATGATGGGCAGGACGGGCGCCCAACAATAGACAGCGTTATCAGTGGACTAAAGCAGGGTTTTAAGTACGACAACATTGCGCTTACTGACTGTCTGCGCGGCATGATTGTCGCCCCCGAAGGCTGGATGATTTGCGATAACGACCTATCGAACGCAGAATACCGCATTGCTTTGTGGATGGCTGGCGACACCGATCGTTTGAACGTACTGGCGACGGGCGGCGATCCCTACATCTACAATGCAATAGCGATGGGCCGCTGTCCGCCGGACTCAACTAAGCATACGCATCCGCACGAGAGGCAAAGCTATAAGTCCGTGACGCTGGGGGGCAATTATCAACTCGGTTGGAAGACATACATGGCGCATCAACGCCGCGCCGGCAACAGCATGGACGAAAACAAAGCGCGTTCCGACATTGACGGTTACCGACAGGCGAATCCGCTACTTGTGCAGCTTTGGTATGCACTTGCTGACGCATTCAAATTTGCCATCTACGAGCTGCCGGGCCGCATTTTCCCGGCTGGCAAAGTATCTTTCCAAAAAGACGGGCATGGCACCGTCTGGATGCTGCTGCCGTCCGGCCGCGCCGTGCCGCACTACTCCGCGCACATTACTTACGGCGGTGAGATGGCTTTCTTCCGCGGCAAGTATGGCGCTATGCTCAGGCAAAAGGCGTTTGGAGGGAGTCTTTTAGAAATCGCCTGCCAGTCCATGACGCGGGACTTAGTAACCGCCGCCGAAGCCGATATCGAGCGCGAACTGCCGGACGTACATTTGATTTTGGATGTGTACGATTCCATACTGGCGCTTGCGCCCGCTCGCATTGCAAAGCAGCGATCCGAACAAATGCGTCAAATTATGAAACGCCCGCGTTCATGGACTTCGGGGCTGCCGCTGGATTGCGAAGGCTATGAAAGTTTAAGAATGTCCAAATGACCTACAAGTTTTACAAAACTGTCAAAATTAAAAGTGGGCGTCCTCGCTGCCCGTACCGCGAAATGGCGGTGCGCATGAGCGTGCCTCGCTATGTCGATAAAAACGGCGTCGCTCGCATGACTGCTAGCGGCAATAAAATAGAGGGGCGTAAAGAACAACAAAGAACTGAGGCACGTATCAGAGGCGTGCAGCCTAGAAAACCAAAAGCTTCGCTGGAAGTAATTTCGGCTAAGAACGTAGCTCACGTTAAAAAGTGGCGCGAACAAAACCCGGACAAAAATAAGGCTTTGCGTTCTAGCGAAAATTTCATGCGTCGTTCTGCCGTACGCGGTCGCGTGATGGAAAAAATAGGCGCTCAATTTTTAAAAGAACAACGTGACCGTCAGAACGATCTCTGTGCATACTGCGGTACTGATCTAAACGGCAGTGGTCACCAGGACCACGTAATTCCGGTGGCCAAGGGTGGCGCGCACGTACGAATAAACATAGTTTGGGCCTGCGAGTTGTGCAATCTGCGCAAAGGCGCTAAACTCGGTTGGGTTCCTTTTTGGGGCGGCAGATGAAACCAACAATATGCAGAGAGCCGCACGACGAAACAAGACCCGACGTGTTGGATTACGAAACTGCGATGCTCATAATGGGTGACATAGAAAGTAGATCATCGTGGAGCACGCCATTCGTACTTGCCCAATGGGTCGCCAAAATAAGAAAATACGAACGAAACGTTAAATGAGCCAATTCGCGCAAGTCGGCCGCTTTGTTCTTCGTGATATTGAGCCCTGGGAAGGACCTGGACTTTTCGCCATGACAGGCGACCGGCACGTCACGAAATACATGGGTTTCAAGGCCCACGACAGCGTTGACGACGCCACGCGGCTTATCCAGAGCTACAAAAATTCTCCGTCTACGTTCAAGGCCGTTTGCGTGGACGGGAGCCTAGGCGACATGATCGGCGTAGTTGGCATTGAGATAAGCAGGCACCAGGCCGCGATCACAATCATGTTTCGCCGCGACTGGAAAGCGCGGGGCGCGGGGCGCGAGTTCTCGGTGCCGTTTGTCAAGTGGGTTTTCACGCACCCTCAAATATGGCGAGTGTGGGCTTTTTGCCACGTTGAAAACATTCCGGTACAAAGGGTACTTGAACGAATGGGCGCGAGACGCGAAGGTTTGCTGCATCGATTCGAGATATTCCCGAACATAAGCACGGAGCCTCAATCATGTTTCATTTACGCCATTACGCGGTAGCCGCTATTGTTTTTGTTTTACTGGCATCGCCTGCGGAAGCGCGCGGGTGGCAATGGTTCGTCACTCACATCAAACCAGGAAATCAGTGCAGTGGCAGGCCGATACCGACTACATATTATGGTGAAGGGCACCACAACGCCGATGGATCGCATTTCAACCCCTCCGGGCTTAGCGCCGCGTCGTGGGACTATCCTTTCGGCACCGTACTTGAAGTTACGAACTGCGCAAATGGGCGCAGTGTCAACGTCGTCATAAAAGATCGGGGTCCTGGCAGGCTTCAAGTTCGGCTAGGTATTCGACTGGACCTGTCGACCGGCGCAGCCCGCGCTATCATGCTTGGGCAAAATGGGCGCTTTGAGAGCGGGTACACGACGCACAGAGTCGTGTCGGTAGGCAGCGGTGAAGTATTTTCGCGTCACCGCAACAAAGGCAGTCATGTCATAATTAATGATATTGCTGCGCGGGCTCCGTATCCGTTCTAAAACATCGCAGCAATAGAACCGATACCGCCGAACATCGAACCGAGGCCACTGCCTTTGCCGCTGCTGTTCTTGGCTTGCGCCGCTGCAAGACTCGCGTCCGCGCTGTTTTGTGAGGCAGTGACGCCGGCCTGCTGTCCCGTCGCCGTCGTGCCGACACCGATCGCCTGGAACATATTTCCCAGCGCGCTTTCGAGCTGCCCGAATTGCTGGTTGTTGCCCGTCAGGTATTCGTTGTACGCATTGTTCGCGTTCTGCGCCACAATACCGCTGTCAATGGTGCCAAGCGCCCGCTCGTTTGCGCCCGATAGAAGACCGCCCTGCGCCGCTGCGCTGTTGTTCTGCCCTGCGTTGGCCTGTTGCAACTGGTACTGCGCTGCCGGCGTGTTCGTGTAGCCGGACATAAACTGATCGTAGCCCTGCGTATTGGCTGCCGCAGTCTGCACGCCACCGATTGCATTGGTTGCCGGCTGGAGAAATGACTGACCGAACGTATTGTATGGCGCAACGGCGCTATTAAAGCTGCTGGAGTTGTTGCTGACGTTCTCGATGCCTTGATTTAAGTCTTGTGCGCCAATCTGTGCGCCGATTACTTGACCTAGGCCAGAACCGAAACTGCTCATATCCTAGGCCCTTGCAATGTATGACATTTAAGCCTAGTCTAGCATCCATGTCGGCGGAACGCAAAAAATCCACAATGATTTCGGCCAGACTGCCCACGACGCTCGTAGAACGCGCGGACTACGTAACTCGCAACATAGACAGCAAAACCGTCAAAAATCGGTCCACGGCCGTCCGCGCTGCCCTGGAAGGGTGGCTTCCGGCGCAGGAGGACCGGCTTCGGGAGCTAGGAATCCTTGCGAAAAAAGCCCGTTAAAAAGAAGCGCAAGACCGTCGAGAACGACGAAACCTGCCTGCATTTACACTGCGCCAAGTGGGTCAGAGACACGCACCCTGATCTGCTGATTTTCCACGTAGCCAACGAACGCAAGGCGGCGGTGCAGTACCACGTCAAGCTGAAACGCATGGGCGTCCTGGGTGGCGTGGCCGACTTTCTGGCATTCCCGGTTAGCGGTGCCAAGGTCGCGGTTGAACTGAAAGACGACAAGGGCACGCAGGACGCGGATCAAATCGCTTTTCAAAAACGATGGGAGCGCGCGGGCGGTGTTTATCACCTTGTCCGCACGCTGGCGCATTTTCAAAATGTCGTGTCGGCGCTCGTGTTGTTTTCCTAAATAACAAGACTCCAGGCACCCGCGACTTTAACGTAAATATGCAATCCAACAGTGTCCGCGTACCAATCGCCGTTAACGCCCTGGCCGACAACTGGCGCAATGATTCCGTTCAAGACCTGATTGCGCGCTTGCAAAGTTGCCACTTCACCGTTCAACGTAACTATGCTGGCGGTGTTCGCCGCCACTTCGCCATTAAGTATGCCTATGCTGGCGGTGTTCGCCGCCACTTCGCCATTCAGCGTGGCTATGTCAGCGACGTTTGTTGCGACCTGCGCAATGGTCGCGGGTAAATCTTGCACAGTAGACGGATCAATCAGACCGCTCGAATTAAGAATCGATTGCAATTCTATGAGCCAGCGATTAAGCGGCTGCAATGCGACGGGCAGCGTCGGAGGCGGGGGAAATTTCAGAACCGCCATTTCACGACCCTGGAGTTATATTCGCAAACAGCTCATCGATAGTAAACGGGGCCTGCGTACCGCCGTATTGCAAACGAAACTGTCGCCGTCGTCCAGTGCCGAACTCGCGTCCGATGGCACGCCTTGTGCCGGGTTGCGGCATTACGATTTGGCGCGCGCCGCGCCATGTCACCGCACGATCTTCGGACCAGTCAAGTTGAAAACTGCCGGCCGCCGGACCCATAGACGAAGTAATGTCGATCGAATTGTATGTTTGTCGCGCCTCTTCGCTGCCGACCCACGGCGTTTGAATAAGCCTCGGCATCACGCCCGCCGGTTCCGAGCTGTTGTTGAGATCGATCGTGCAGACCTCGCCGGTATCGAGGCCGACATACGTAATGCCACCACTGTCTTCCGTAGCGCAGCGGCCTGCGTGGTCGAGACGGCCCGGCGTCTGCCGGTACGACCACACGCCTGAAGTCGAGCACAGTTCTAGGGACCATGCACCGGGCAATGTCAGCACGTAGAAATCGCCACCGCCCTGACCATAAGCGTAGGCTACAAGGGTAGAGAGCTGGGCAGCCGTCAACTGTTGCAAAAGCAAATCGACCCAAGGTGGTGAGATTGGCTGGCCTGTCTGCCCTGAACACATCCATACGCGGCGATCAGTACCGACGAAAGCAATCACGTCGCGCAACACGGATAGCGACAGGCGCGCGGCAATTCCGACCGAGTACAGCGAATTGGGGTACGCGGTGAATGCGAAGTCAGTTTGACCGCCTGGCGCATACCACTGTTCAAGCGAACGGGCGCCGAGCGGCCACAGCACGAGGCCCGATACAGCCAAATCGACAACGCGATCGGCGCGGGCTTCCTTCGTGGCAAAGCTGTTCGGCAATACGGTTGCCGGCGCCAGCGGATTTGAGCTGTACATTTTGGCGTCTTGGCTGGCGTAGAAATTAGACGCTCCCGAATACACCGCGAAGTTGTTCATTTCGGCGCACGTGGAAGGATCAAAATTTATAGATGCGTCAAAACCGCAATTGACGACGCCTACGCCCTGAGTGGCAGTGTAGGCCGTGCCGTATTCCGCGGCATTATTTATATTCCGGTTTGAAGTAATGACCAGCGCCGTGCGGTCTTCCGCAAACCGGATTATCGGTTGCTGCGCGTTCACGGCGACGAAGCCCGCCAGCGCGGGCACGCCGGTTTCCACGCCGTAGTAGATCGATCCGTCCGCGTGCCCCGTCCAAATGTTATTGAGTGCGTGCGACATGGCGATGCAGGGCGCGGCCGTAGGCTTGCATTTTGTTGGCAATCCTGGAGCGCCGACAAGCCGCACGGGCGGCCGGTAAGGCGAGCCGTCTACACCCGGCCTGTCTTCCTTCATGTCGCGGGGGACAACGCGCACGTTTACTAGTTTAGCCGAACCTTCATCCAGGTTTTTGGGGTCTTGAAAGGAGCCGAGTACGCTAATGGCGGGCATTGATATCCCAATCCATGCTTACGACGTACTTCCAAACTTCATGTAACCGCCACCCCATCATGTATTTTAGTATCGGTGCAGTACGGGTGACGTGCGTCTCCGCGACTATGCCGGCTACAAAATGAGGTGCCGTAATCCTGTACAGCATATCAATTCCTGACGAATCTCAACCATTGCTGGCCGCGAGCGTAGTCGCGCCATCGCGCGTTCACGCGCTCCGCGTCGATGATGATCGGATCGGTAGGGCTCAGAACGCGGCCGTAGGAACCCATGATACGCCGCCCAAGGAGCAACGCCGCGTCGTGCAGACCTTCGGGCGGCAGCGCAACCACGTCGCTACCGTCCGCCGCCGAAATGAGAGGCAGCCGGCCTCCATACTCGATCAGGGCCTTGGCCGTGGCGCGCGGGGGCTGCCATGCGGTAACGAGCACTGACCCATCGGTTTGCCGTTCCTGGTGCCATTTTGTGATGATGCCGGGATACGTCGTTCGCACTACATCGGCAATCGGTGCCATGCGGGTTTCACGATTGACGGTCAAATTTATGTCGTTCATCCAAATAGCGCGCACGGCCACCGCATCGGCTTGTACCAAGTAATCCGCGCTCGCCGTGCCTACCGAAAACGAATAAATTTGCTGCGGCGTGCCCGGCGGAAGCTGTACGTTGGCCCGCTTAATGAGATACTGGCAGGCGCCGTCTGCCTGTTCCTGGCGCAACAAATCGTTAAGCACGGCTACGTTGTTCGCTATATCCGTAGGCGTACCTTGCTCAGTTTGATCGATTATTCCGAAAAGATGCAGAGCTTTCGTGATGATATCCGCAGCCGTTGCCATGTCCTATACCTTAATCGCGGCGGCCCAGGGCGGCGACCACAGTTGATCGTTTGGAAAGTCTCGATCGGTTTTGGCCACGTCCGCCAACTCGTCGGCTTCGTTTGGCGGCGTTACCGTTCGGACTGACGAACTAGGCAAAAAAGTACCGTCATAGTCGGCCGGTACGATCGTCGTCAGGTTGAACACCTTGGCCGAAAGCGGCGCATTCGGTCCTACGAATGCGGCCGACTTGCCCATGCCGGAATAGTAAGGGACCGTACTCAGCAGGTTGGCTAGCCGCGTAGCGTCGTCCGGCGCTGCCGCAGGCGCATTTGCAAATACCGCCGTGTTGCCATATCGCGGCCCGTTGCCCCATATGGCGTCGAGGTTGTAGCGCAGCGGTAACGGTTCCGGTGGCGGCTCTATGGACTTATCGGGGAACGCCTGGAAATCGTAAACAAGCGGCCAAGGGTCCCAGCAGGACCGCGTTGCGCGTCCCGACGATTTGCTGCACACGAGCAACCCGGTCAGCCGCTCTCTTTTCAGACTTGAATAAAGAACTCGTGCGTTACATCGTGCGCATGCGCCCCACAAAGCCGCGTTGCGGAATTTTGGCTTGACCGTGTGGTTTGCAGAAACCATCCGCCGACCTTAAAGCAAAAAGGCCCCCGGTAGTTTTCTTTTACCGGGGGCCAAGTTTGGGAGGAACCCGCCTAAGAATCAGACGCCATCGGCGCCGGGACTGCCGTACACGCAACGGAAATCGACGATCGAAGCGGCGCAACGCATCCAGATCGCGATCAGCGATGCTTGGTTGCTCCAATTGCTGTCTTCGCGAGTTTCGAGCGCCGACCGTTCCCAGAACGTGAAACCCTGGCCGTTGTCTTTTTCCTGCTCGCTGGTCTGGATGAAGTAGTTATCCTTGTCCACGAGGTAGGGGGTCTCGACAACCTCGGGAAGCGCGCCGGTCGAACGCAGGACGTTGATGTTGTTGGTCTGCGCGTTCCACTGCAACGGCGAACCGAGAATACGCCGCGTTTCGGGGCCGCTTTCCGGCGACAGTATGACGCGCTTCGGCAGTTCGTTGATGATGAAGCCGCGGCCATTGCGCGTGTATGAAATCTGGATCACGGCGTTTTCGAACGCCAGTTCCGACACGTTGGCCGAAATGAGCTGGTTCGATTGCAAGCCGCTTGCGGTCGGATGGCTGGGCGAGATAAGCGGAACGCCATCGGCGCGCAGGCCGTTGACGGCATCGACAGCGACTTGCAGCGGCGCGTGTGCGATGTACTCTTCGGTCTGCCGCGCGCTGAATGCCAGTTCCTTCATCATGCGCGAGCCGACATCTTCGTACAGATTGTCGTCCTTCGCTTCGCGCGAGATGGCGACAGCCAGACCGTACGACGCATGCGTGACCTGCGTACGATAGCCTTCGTTCGGCACGTCGAATTGGACAGGTTCGAGTTCGGGCTGCTGCACGGCAAGACCGAGGCCGGCGCGCTCCGTCATGAACTCTTCGAACGCTTTCTCCGATGGCTTGGTATCGAAGAACTGAGTGTAGATCGGCATAAGCCTTTCGTAGTCCAAACCAAAGAGCGCGTAGAGGCCCGGCCAATAAGAACTGGGCTGGAGACTCCTATCGATGACCTGCAATTTAATTCTCCGTACGTTTGCGGCTCGTGCGAGCCTAGACTTGACTTCCGACGAAAAGGCCAATACACAAGGCCACCAGAAAGCACCGTAGACAAGAGTACCATGCGCCATAGAAAAGTCAAAACGTGCAGCAAGTGCGGTAAATCAGTTACCGAACTAGTGCGGCATCGGACCATATGCTACCCATGCAACCTAGCCCGGAAGCGCGACGTAGCCGCGCGAGCACAGTCCACGGAGGCCGGTGCTGTCTATAATCGAACAACTACGGCAGCATACAGG